GGCTTCAAGCAAACGGCCAGCCCAGAAAATCGTGTTACGCAAGTCGGGCCCGAGCGGTCGATCCTGCGCCTGCGGAGATTCGATCACTACGCGATAGTCATGCGTTCTCTTGTCGTCCAGATAGAGCATGTTCCGCGCCTGCGCGTTGGGAATCCACCCGTGGCGGCCGATGCATCCGGCTCGCAGCTCGCAGTAGCCGGTGGATGCCGGGCCGGGATCGACGCCAAGCAGGCACACGTCCTCGAAGTCTTTGGATTTCATGGGTTACTTGGGTTGCAGGTCGCGGGTGTCACGTGCGCCTGTTTCGGTCTTTCGCGTAATCGTCGTGGTTCAACTCGACGCCGTATCGCTTCGCCGCGATTTTGATTGGTTGTATGTGGTGCATGTTGTCGCATTCGCGCCACAGCTTAACGATCCGAGCGGCAATTACCTCTTTTGGCTCGTCGATCTCTTCAACAGTGATGCGGTATCGCCGGACGCTGACGATGCCATTGAAGCAAGACGGCTCTTGCTCTCGCCTCCAGTCGTGCGTTTGATAGCTCCAAAGCTTGTAGAATGTTTCGATGACCAGCGGGAATTCTGGTTTACTTTTGGATTTCATGCGATTGCCCTCCGCTGTTTGGCCTTGCGTTCCGCTTCCGCGTCGTCTCTGGCGGCCTGACGAATCCAGGCTGCGCGGTCTGGTGTTAGCTCCATGAAGCACATCATCACATTCAGCTTCTTGTCCTCAAAGTGTTCCACGCACTCGCGTAGCTTGGGCAGCTTGCCGATAACGCGGTGATGCGACTGAATGAACTCCCAGAGGTCGTTGGCTGTGATTGCTTGCGTCATGGCGTCACCTTGGGCCGGCTGGGGTTAGGTCGCAGAAGTGCGACTGAAAGCACCTGTTTAGGCCAATAGTGTGATATACTGTACGAATACAAACCGGAGGCTCGAATGGATGCTTATTGGCAGGCTGCCCTAGCGAACCGCAGCGGCGACAAGATTCGGGATGCTCAGTTGCGGCGCAAGGCGGCGAAGTCCAAGCCGAAGCCGCCCAAGAGGACGCGCCAGAAGCCGCCAGCGTTCGCCGGGACTTACCGCGAGTACATCGACTCGCCGCAATGGGCGAAGAAAAAACGGAAGGCCAAGAAGTTCTACGGTGGTAAGTGCTGCCGATGCGGAGCCACGCGAGATTTGCAGGTCCACCATCGCCACTACCGGACGCTGTTCCGGGAGTCGATGAAAGACCTTGAAGTCCTTTGTGGAGGATGCCACGCAAACGAACACGAGGGGACGAAGTTTGGTGCAATGGACCCCATGACGGCCGAGTTTGTAGCGATGGCACGCGGCATGTAATCATCGAGCACCTCCGGCCAGGACGGCGCCGATCGGGAGGGTGGTCGCCGCCAGAACGTCCTCAAAGCCCGCCCGGCGGCCGCGTAGGACGGTTCGCAGCCAGCCCGCCGGGTTGTCGATCTTGCCGCCAGTCACGCGGAAGGACTCGATGGCTTGCTCGAGGTCGTCATCGCTGAGGTCTCGAGACCCGTAGAGCATCGCGACCTTGGCAACCAGCTTGAAACTATCCAGGTTGCCGCAATCAACCCAAACTGCCAGCCTTTCCGCCATCGCGCGCGCCCGCGTATCCTTCAAGAAAGAGAACTCTCTAGCGCCATTACCATTAACCGAAGGTGAAGCAGAAGATGATGATGAAGATGAAGGGGTTGGACGGCTGTTCAACCTTCCGCCAGCCTGAAGGTTGGAACTAAGGTTATCCTTCCCGGTCAATGCAGGGTTGCCGCCAAGGTGGCCCCCGGCTGCTCGAGCTGCTCGTGTCGCCTCATCGGCAACCATCCGTCTCGAGAATACCTCCCCGGCATCCGTCCGGCTGAAAACCTTGGCGCCCTCGAGCTCCGCCAGCCATGAGGCTGTCTGCCGCGGTGTGGCGCCAACCATCCGGCTAAGGGCTTGCGTCTCGAGGGGGTTCCCCTTGACGTTTAGATGCCCATACGGCTCGCCCTGGTGCATGATGCAGAGCATGTCCATCCACAGGCCACGGGCGCCGACGGAACAGGTCCGCAACGCAGTATCCCGCAGCCAATCGCCGGGGTAAAACTGAAATGAAGGTCGTTTTGCCACTCTCGGCCAAGCTCCGTCTATCCTTGCCGCTGTCGTTCTTTCAGCTTCCAGAACCGCCTTACACGCTGCTGCTCGAGCTTTGCCGCCTTCCGGTGCTCAAATCGTCGCCGCGTTTCCTCATACTCCCGCCAAAACTCCGCCTTCCGCCGACGGCTTTCCTTTCGGCGCCGGTTGTGGCAGATCTTGCAATAAGGCGTGAGTCGATCGGCCGTGTCCCGGTGACTGTAGAAATCACCAGGCGGCTTATCGTGCCCACAGCCTTTGCAGCGTTTCATCGGCCTGTCGTCCTTGTTTCCATGCCGCCAACGATCCTTGCGAGCCCCTACGGTGCGTCGGCGAATAGCCGGGGTTGTGATGCCTCAATCGCCCTATCAAGCAGCGCCAGCTTGTCAGGGCCGCCGGCAACGTCGATGCCGTACAGAACGCCCATCGCCGTGCGCGTGTTCTCAGGCACGTATGGCAAGCGCTCAGCGGCTTCCGCGAACGAACAGCCACCAGCGATTAGCCGGCGGGCTTCTGTCAGCATGTTGGCAATTTGCGTCATCCGAATAAGCTCGCTTGTCTCACGGGTTCCTTCACACTCTCCACCGCTACATGCCATTCCCCATCCCGCTCGATGACCTTGCCGGCGAGCGCCAGGCCCAGCAGCGCGTTGGCCAGGTGCGGGAGCTTCTGGGGGAGATCGGCTGGCGGTTCACGCAGGCCGGCTAGGGTCAGTTCCGACCACAATTGCGTTGTACTCGCTGGTGCTGTCCCCCGGACGAATTGGAGCAAGGCATCGTTAGGCATTGGCAGCCTCCGGTGCGTCTGGCGGAAGGCATCCCGTATGCACGCCGCCGGAAAGCTGCTGGCCATCTTCGATGTACATGCACAGCGAAACAGAATCACCGTGCGCGAACCGCTTGCCGCATACGCAACAAGTCCGCTTTAGTTCGATCCACAGATAGCCGCTGCCTTTGCTGTCCAGCGATTCCGTGCATATCCTGTGTGAAACGATTTGGATTTCCGTTTCGACGGTGATTCGCCTTGACCGCTTTGCTTTGACATGGCTCATTCATCGCCCTCCTCGTCTTGCCGCTGGGCAAACACCTTGGACGCCGTATATCGCCGCAACTTGCGCGTGAACTCATCGCCCTCTGCCAGGAACAGCAGATAGCCCACGGGGACGCTGCCGATCTCCTCGCCTTGATGCTTGCCCCATTGAAGCGTTTGCTTCTCGAATCGTGCGGCCTCGGTTTCGCTCATCGGCTCCATGCGCGGGTCAACGGGCCGTGTCGGCATTTGGCCTGCCGCATGCGCCGCCAGTAGTTCCCAGAACCGTTGCGGCTTGTCGCCAATGAACGCGATGATTTCTTCCGCGTCCTGACGGGCGGTGATGTTGTCGGCGATGCTCATCCTGCCCTCGCTGTCCGGTTGTGGGGGCTTACTCGTCCTCGATCGACGGTGGTTCCGTGTCCACATCCGGGTCAGGCACGTCGCAGCCCCAGGCATGGGCCGTGCGTTGAAAGCTGGCCATCATCGTGGGAAAGATCGGCTCGTCGGACACGGGTGCCATCGCCCTGAGCGTTGACAGCGCCGCCACAAGCGTTTTCTTCGCCGGCTCAGTCAGCGTGCGCGTGACCTTGCCGTTGGCGTCCACATCGACGCTGACGATCTTCCGGGGTGCCTTGGTCTTCGCTTCAGTTGCCGTCGCTGCCATTGGATTCGTTCTCCTTGGAAAGGGTGTAAATCGACGCGGGGGCCTTACGTTCCGTCCGCGGCTTGTTCCGGCCGTAGCGAATCTCGCCATCGACCAAATCGCCGTGCTTGTCCGTGTGAGCCGTGAGGGCTTTCGCGAGCGAGTCCCGCTTGCCGTCGATGACCACGAGTTGCCGCAACGCGCCTACCGGGTCGCGTGCCACGTCGGCGATCGGTTGACCGGCGGCCGGGCAAATGCAAGCGGCATCGCACTGACCGCACTTCTCGCTCGTTGGCCACGTCGGCGGCTGGTTATCCGGGTCGTCAATGTCGTATGGCAGCACGCTCGTTAGGTGATGCTGGATCGCCATCCTCACGCGGGCATTGATTCGCGGCAGATCGCGTGTCCGGTCAAAGACCACTGGATACGTCAGCCGATTCGTGCGCGTGTTCCACACGGAAACCTCTACCGCGTCGATCGTGTCCCAATTCGTCAGGACCAGCAGCGAGTACATTTGGAACTGGAAATCGTTCGCCACGCTGGCCGCCGTGTGCTGACCGTGGCCGCTCTTGTAGTCGATGTAGTGCAGCAGCTTTGGCGACGGTCCAGCGTGCAGGAAGTCGAGTTCGCCAGTTGCCTTGACGCCGAGCTCGTTGAAGTCGCAAGCGAGTTGGCCTCCCTTGCCGATATCCTCACCGCCGTCGAAAGCCAGGATGTTGGACGGGTTCAGATCCTTGAGGTAGCAGGCCCAGGACCAGGCAGAAGCTACCGCCGCGTTGATAACGAGCGGCTGCAAGTCGGGCCGGCTGGCGTGCAATTCATCCACGAGCATTTGTTTTAGCTGGCCGGCGTAGTAGTCGCCGTTCGTTTCGACATAGGCTCGCGTCACGCGCCCGAAGGCGTCGTGGACCTCTTGCCCCACGCGAGCGGCTTCGCCGATGTTCAGCTTGCGGGCGTGATAGGCAGCGGCCTTGAACGGGCACGATGCCGCGAGTTGCATGGAGGTACGGTCAAGCACCTGGAGCGGCGGCTTTAGGTCGATGTCAATGAAGCTGCCGAGCGCTTCCCGCATTGCCTCGGGCGATGGTTTCTTAGGCATTGACGAACTCCCAGCCTGGGGCGTCCTCGGGATTGCAACCAACGGCTTCGCAGACCTTCACAAAGTCCGCCCGCGTCCAGTTCTGCGCCTTGCTGGCATCGAAGTCCCGCTTGGCGGCCCAGTTGACGTACGTGTGGAATTTCTTATTCCAGGTCGGTACGTCGGCATCGGCCTGCGGATGATCTGCCCGCCAGTGAGCCAGGGCAAATGCGCATTGCTCTTTGGTGATTTCAGGCGGCTTCTCCGGCTGACGCTGGCCGCGCGGCGCGGGCTTGGCCGGCGCATTCGGCGATGCCTGCGGGTTGTCGTAAGCGGGCCGGTTGCCGTCCAAGTCCGTGTCCGCAATCGTCAAGTTGAAGATCCGGCAAATTAGAATCCGCTGACCGTAGGTGCCGGTGCTGATTGCCCCCTGCACTTCGTTCATACTGCTCTTGCCGCCCTTCGCGCCAGTGCCGTCCACTGGCAGGTCGATGAAGTGCCGCTCCTCGTGGCCCTCGATATGCAGCACGCGGCAGACGGTTCGCTTCCAACTTTCCCGCGGGCAGTCCTCTTCCGAGAATGACAACGCGAATCCATGCTTGCCGTAGATCGGTTTTGCCTGCGAGTTGATATGCTCTAGCTTCGCGTAGGTGCTGCGCGTGTGGCTGTTCTCAGACTCGCGGACGATACACGGCATTTCGTTTTGACAATCATTCATAGCCTTGGCAAATGCCGACTTGGCGCGGTTCGCCTGCCAGCGTTCGTGCAGGTCCGTAAGCGCTGTAAGCTGCTCGGTCGATAGCCCGCGCTCCACCGCAGCCGCCAAGAGCGACATAGGCGTTGCCGATTCCTCGCGCAAGGCTGGCGTTTCGTACTGGCCAGTTTCGATTTCCGATTCCATGCTGCCCTCTTGTAAAAGTCCTACCGCCCGCTCGGGTGTGCCGATCATGGGGCCTCCGGTTTGGTCTGGTTCGTTCGCAAAAGCCGAGCGCGCCACGCCTCCCATTCCTCCGGCGTTTTCAGCCACTGCAGCGGGTCGCGATTTGGTCCGTTTGGCAGAGCCAGCGCGATGAGGATTTCCAGCGTCTCGCCGATCGTCAGCTTGCCGGTTTCCCTGCCATCGGTGCGGACGTTGAAATCGCCGCTGTCGAGAACTTGCACTTCGATAGTTTTCACGCCACAGCCCTTTCCATCCTGGGTGCCTAAGACCGATGAGACTTCTGTCCGCGCATCCACTCCTGCTGCTCCCGCTCGTCCACATGCACGCGGAACGGCCGCGACTCCACGCCTTCCTCCAGGTCGAACAGCGTCACGTTCCCCTGCCCGTCGTACGTGCGCAGGAATCGCGGATCGTGGCCTACGTGCGGTAGCGGGCGCCGGCCTTGCTGCCATGCTTCGTGGGCCTGGATGTCGGCTTGCTGCTCGGCGTGAAGGCGGAAGTTGTTGGTGTTCATGCGGCCTCCATTCCGTCTGCTTTCCTGTGGCATCGCTTGCAGAGCCAAGTGATGTCGAGTCGGACTTCCAGCGCATATCCCTTGTGATGATGGGCCTCGACTGGGCCTGCGCACTGGCACAACGAGCACCCGTCCGGGCGAATCAGCCTTCCGCGACGAACCGCTTCCCGCACTGCATTACGAGCGAGTATTTTGTCCCTATCACGCTTGTATCGAATCGCTGAGTATCCCTTCCAGGTTCTCTTTACTTTCTTTGGCTTTCGACGCCTGTTGGTGGAGGTCCACTTGCACCGCGCAGAGCATAAGGACCGCCGTTGGTTTGCAGTCTGGAATATCGCACCGCAGATTGTGCAGCTCTTCTGGATTACTGGTCCGTTGGCGCGCTGCCTCCTCCCGGCCGCCTTGCGACCAGCGATACCATGCCGCTTCATCTCACCACGGACAATTCTCTCAGTCGTTCCGTGCTTGGCGGCTATTTCCCTTTGCGTCAGCCCTCCTTCGTAGTCCGCTCGTAATTGCTCAGCAATAAATCTCATTGGCTTACTCCCGCCGGTGAGGGCTGTTGGGCTGTTGCTTCTCTGACTGCCTTGGCGATGGCGCGCCCCATTGGGAGCGGCCATTCACCACTGAAGGCAAGCGAAAGGCCATCGGCAACGGCGGCAGAGTAGGTTCGGGCCGACGTGGCGGAGGTAGTGGCCGACGCGGTTGGTGTGGGCACAGGTGACTTTGGTGTAGAGCTTCATGGGTTTCGCTAGTGATTGGTGGCGGGACCGACACAGGAGCGACAATGTGTGCCTGGCCGTCACATGCCGGCCCCGCCGTGATTTAGGCCGCGTCTTCTTCGGCGTGGAAGTCAAACTGAAGCTGGTTCTTCGGCGTCCTCCGCGCTCGAATCGTGTCGATCTTCCGGGCCGGAGTCTTGCGCGTCGTGACCGGCTGGATCACCACGTCATCCGGGTCTTCGGGGTGTGGCTGAATCGTCAGCTTCAACGTCACTTCCCGCTTGTCGCCAAGGCTCGGGCGCTGCTTGCAGTCGTGAACGGCCGCTTCAAGTTGCTGCTGAAAATCGTCGGCCAATCCAGGCGACAACTGGTGCAGCGTTTTCAGACTGAGTTCCATCGTTTGCATCGGTCAATCCTTTCGTGAAACAGGTTTCAACGTCGTCTCTGCGTAATCCGCGCCAGCCCGAGCCCCGCCACAATGGCCGGCACGATCAGGGCTAGGGCGATGAGGTTCACTTTCGGTACTCCTGCTCTCTTGCTTCAGCTTCCTGCCTGACGCGCTGGCTCAATACTGCGGCGTCGTACCAACTGAATGACAACTCGGGGTTGACTGCGAACCTGCCGAGCGTCCGCAGAACCTCTTGCCTGTTTTCGTCGGTGAACGCGAATGCGTACCTTTCGCTTCCCTTGACCAGAACCAGGAAGTTGATGTACTCGCCGGTTTCAATGCGAATGCTCATATCCGCCTCTCCAGCCAAGCGAGTTCGATTCCGATTGCTGCGACCGTGACCAGCCCAACGCAAGCCAGCCACACCTCCCATTGCTCGACCATCTTGCGACTCCTTTCGCGGGACCACGCCGGTTTGCGTCATGCGCCCCGGCTGATCCGCTCCATCGTGCTGACGGTCCCCGCCAGCCATCCTGGTTCGTCCATGAATCCAACTACTCCGTGTGTCCAAAACAAAGCTTCTGCCTCGAATATGGTTCCGCCGCTTCTGGCATCCGCTCCGGCCGCATCACGAACGCCAGCAGCCCGCCTTCCGTCTCACCGTCAGGCTCGAATCCGGCACGCTCGTACGTGTAGCCCCAGTGCTTCACGCCTCTGCGGATAATGGGCGTCACTTCCTCGCGGTCAATGAACGTCACCATGCCGATTGCTGGCGGCTCCCATTTGCTGCGCGTAACGGCCACGGCCTGACGTATCATGTCGCTCGCGATACCAGGCCCCTCTTTGCGGAAGCAACTGCATACCCACGCGCCGGGCCAGCGGTGCTTGACGTATTCGGCGAACGGCCACGAGGACACCCATAAGGCATCGCGGTTGCGGCTCAGCAAAACAATGCAGCGGCCGGGCGGAACGAATTGCGGCGTCCCCGGCTTCTGGCGGTTGTAGTGCCGGTCGGCAATGGGCAAGGCCCGCTTGTCGGCGCGATGGCTTAGAGTCCAGATCATTGCAATTACGCAGCGGAAATGATTCGTGATGACAGGCCGCTGGACAGGTAGTTTTGTGCCTGTTCGCAGGTCTCGGTATTTGGCGGGCACTCTAAGGCAAAGAGCTTCCCGGTACTCGGGCAGGCACAGACCAGGACGCTCGCGCCGTCGGCGCGATAGAGCGATTCGCGCGTTCCTTCGATATCGTTGCGCCGCTTGTCGATGCGCGTGGCGTTGATGCCAGCTAGATATTTGGGCCAGCCGAAACGCTCGATTCGCAGCCGCTTCACTTCCTCGTTCTTCTCGCCGCGAAGCTGCTCGATCGTTTGCGTCTGCGGGGCCATTACGATCTGCTCGTCAACGGCCACGCCGCGCAGTCGCCAGAGCTGCCATCCGTCCTGGTATTCCAGTGCAGGGCCGTCCTCGCGGTGCAACTGGCCGCGTTCATTGCGGGCCATCGCGCTGTGCCGTTCGGAAATCCAACAAAGCTTGGTGTGAGGCAGGAACCAACCGGCGCTGTGGCAGATTTCGGTGAGGCCGTCTAGCTTGGCGGTTTGCTCGGTCAGTCCACAGACCTCGCGAAAGTAATCGTAAAAGCCGATCCAGTTCGCGTCATGCTGGCCGTATCCCGAAGCCCAGACCGAATCCCCTATATTCGGCGCGTCCTTCATGGACAGCACCACGGCTCGCGTCAGCCCTTGGGAGAGCGGTGATCCGCACCAGACGACATGAGGGGCGTCCATACCTGCGCGCTTGTAAGCGAGTGCTACGGCGGCCTCAGCGCGTGGCCTGTCGGCGGGCTCAGTGCATAGGCCGATCTTGGTCCAGCGTTCAATAAACTCAGGAAACCTTGCGAGTTGCTCTGGCGTAAGGCTCTCTATGCGCTTCATCGAAGTGACTCCAAGCCGTGAGCCTTCTCGTAAGATCCTCGAGCGCTTTTTGCGTCCTCGATGTCAGAGAAAAGGCCAAGGTGAACGTGTCGGTAGTTGACGCAGATTCCAGCGGCCCACTTACGTGCGCGGCGATGCCATGTCACGCCGCGGACGCCAGCCGCCGGGCGGTTGCGAAGATTGGTGGACCGATTAACGTCCCTGAGATTCGCGAGCCGATTGTCAGACTTGTCTCCATTGATGTGGTCAATGTCGCCGATTGGAGAAGCGCCGTGAACGAAGAGCCAAGCCAGCCTATGCGCCCAGTGCCTTCCCCCGCACGCACGAATGACGATGTACCCGCGAGGGTCGCGCGAACCAGCCACCTGACCGGCCAGGAAGTGCGGTGGCATCCAGGTAAACTGGCCAGTCTCCGCATCATAAGCCAGTCGTGAACGCAGGACGGTTAGCGATTCGATGCGCTTCATGTGCTGCCCTCGCTGAGATATAGGCTGGCCCGGCGATTGACGACGGTGTACGACACCTCGCCATTGCGTTTCAGCAGCCGCAAAATCCTGTCCGCAGAGCCCGGCGCGATGTGACCGACTTGCTGCCGCACGTAGGCGTCGAGGTCCGAGGAATGGAATTGCTCGCCGGCGTGAACGGCCAGGTAGTGCCGCACATGGCTGGCGATGGCTCCGCTGACGCGGGTGATCTGCTCGCGCTGGGCGGTGAAACCAAGCTCGCGTTGGGTGAGCGTTGGCATTACTTGGACTCCACAATCACGCGAATCAGATCCTCTGCCCGATACCAATTCCGACCGCTGAATTTGTGCGGCACGAGTTGGCCGGAATGGCGAAGCTCGTGCAATTTGTTCTCGCCGATCCCCGCGTGGTGCATTACCGCGGCCGTGTCGAGCAGTTCGCCGGGGCGGAGGATTCCGATAACGTCACCCTGCCGGCGTTCGGTGATGCGGGCCACGGCCACGGCTAACCTCCAGCAAACTGACGAAACACATTGACGACATCGGTGCGCTGCCCCTGACGATCCTCGGCGATCATCCCGCGTTCGATCATCTTGGCCTCGATTGCCGGCCGTTCCTTTTTTGGTCGCTCTTGGATTGCAGCGCGAAAGCGGTGGTAGCATCGGGTGCAGAGTTGCCTCCGCCATGCCTCGCGCTCGCATTGAAGGCACTTGCCCTCTTTAGTGCGATCCTCGATTAGCTTCTGAACTTTCCGGCTGAGTTGAATTTCCATCACGATCACACTTGCTTCTGGTCCGCAAATCATGTTGAGCAGCTCCGGGTTGATTTCGTCCCTGAGTGCTCCCTGCGTTTGATTATCCATGCCTCATTCCGTTCACCGCGATTGCGACGATCATAGTCGCATTTGCAACCACGTCAACTATATTTGCAACAGGTTGATTCGCAAATGATACCGCGTATGGCCGTAAGTCTTTATGCCATTGACAGTTAAAGAATTTCTGCAATTCTTGAAGCCATGCCAGACACAAACGCTTTTGGCGAAGAAACGAATGTCACTGCGGACGCCATGCGGGCGTTTGCCGACATGCTTCGGAAGATCGCCGACCAGCATGAAACGATCGGAAAAGCCCTGGAAACCAGCGGGGTTCCCTCCGTGCGCGTGAAGAACCTGCCTACCGGCGTGCAGGGGCTGGAGAAGCTCGGGAAGTTCGCCGGGGCTGTTTCAACGGCCTGCCACGATGCATTATCTGCGTCGGCGGTTGAACCAATCGAGCACGGCTTGCTCCTGCTGAAGCAAGCACTTCGCCGCACAAAGGAGAAGGTAAACAGCCCGCATCCGAAAGCCAAGAAGGCGATCGGCATGGCCGCCAATCGGGGCGCAGGTCGGGGCGCTCCAAAGCCGAAAACGCAATAAACTCCTATACGCCCCGCTAGCTCAATTGGTCAGAGCATCTGACTCTTAACAAGCCCGGCGTGGCTTCGCATATCCATCCCGTCCGTTTTTGCCGAGAAAACGTATGGATGCGAATCGAGAGAATGCGAATCAAGGGCCGTTTTCGGGGCGCGCTTCGGGGCGCTTGCGAGTGCTGATTCGCAGCAAGGGGCCGGGCCAGCCGTTCCATTTGTACTACGTCGATCCTGCCACTGGGAAGGAACGAACGAAGCGAACAGCCGCCATGACGCGCGACGACGCGCAGCGCGCGGCCGGCGTCTGGGAGCAAGAGCTGGTCGCCTACCGCGGCGAGCGCGACGACGGATGGAAGCTGTTTCGTGACAAGTTCAGGGATGAGCATGTAGCCTCACTATCGGACAAGACGCGGGCTGGGTACGGCACGGCGCTGAACCATTACGAGCGGCTGATGAATCCGCACACGCTGGCGGACCTGACGCCGGCCGCCCTCTCTCAATTCCAAGCGAAGTTGGTTGCCGAGAAGCGACCAGTGACCAGCATCGGCAACTACCTGACGCACATGCGGACGGCTCTAAACTTCGCGGCCATGATCGGCATGATCGACAAGGCCCCGCGAATCAAGATGCCGAAACAGAATCGGCGGTCGTTCATGCGCGGGCGTCCGGTGACTGCCGCCGAGTACCGCCGGATGCTCCAAGCCGCGCCGCCAGATCTCCGCCGGCTAATGGAACTGCTTTGGCTTTCCGGCCTGCGCCTTAGCGAGGGACTGAAGATCTCCTGGGACTCACCGCCGATCGTGGCGAAGCTGGACGCCAAGCCCTACCCGCTGCTGATGTACTTCGCGGAAGGCCACAAGGCACGCCGGGACGACGCCGTACCGATGACGCCAGACCTCGCGGCTTGGTTGCGTAGGACGCCCGCCAAGGCCCGCGTGGGGTTCGTGGCCCCTGTGTCGCTAGAAACCCAGCCCCGCGTCTCTGAGGCTATCTCCGAAATCGGACGGGCCGCTGGCGTGGTTGTGAGCGATGACGGCAAGGCGGCATCGGCCCATGATCTGCGCCGGGCGTTCGGCACGCGATGGGCCCACAAGGTGATGCCGGCAGTCCTCCGCGTCTTGATGCGACACGGGGACATTCAGACCACGCTTAAATACTACGTCGGAATCACCGCGACCGATGCCGGCGACGCGCTTTGGAAGTGACCCGGAAGGCGGCGATGCAGAGCGTCACATCGCCCCGCTTCTCTGCCATCCGGTTGTAATCGCGAATCACCGATTGCATTTCCTCTCGGTCGCCTTCGGTGTCCTCATAGCGACCTGCCAGCCACAGAACTTCGCGGTTGTCCGGGTCCGGGTCGAACAACCCTAGACGATATTTCCCCCTAACCATGACCAACCTCCTGCCCACGTCACACGTCCATGAAAGACGGCTGGGTTCCTTTATGCCCCCAAGCTCCGGCGGATCAGCCGGAATTCCGAGAATGAAGATTGCGCAATGTACACGACCGTACTGCAAAATGCTTGTACGGTTTGCCGCAAAATCTCCCCCGGTGCGGGAGCGTTCCTATGCCAGCGTTACCGGGCCGGCTTGCGGGGTTCCGCGTCGTGGTGACGCTTCGGTTTGGGGTGAAGCTAGCGGGCGAAAAGGACACGTCTGGTCCATTTGAGTCAAACGGAAAAGATTATTTTCTGGTTGTCGAATTGCCTCACCGCTCGCGGCTGGGGATAATGGCGGGCATGAAACTCATCGGCAAAATCGGCTTCTCTTTCGAGGTAACGGCGTCGGCGCTGGAGCGCATGGCTGAAGGCTTGCGGCAAGCGTCCCTGGCAATCGAAGGGTTTCGCCCGATTCTGGAGCGAGAGAGGCTCGACCTCTACCGTGGCGACTGGTGGAAACGCAGCAAAGGCCCGCCGGACTACATCGCGGACCTGCAAGAGCCCGAATGGTGGAACACTGGCGATGAGCCGCCAGAATGGGGCTGTGCAGCATGATGGATGGGGACGAAGCGATTGCTGTCTGGGATGCTGCGGAGAAGGTCGTAAACGCGACCGCTTGGAAGCTGGTCGATGATCGGAAGGTGGAAGTATCGGCCGCAGAGTGGAATGCTGCCATGCTGGTCGCTAAGGCGTGGATGGAAGAGAACGAGCCTCCGCGCTGGCTGTAGCCGCCCCAATCTCCGCACGTCCGCGGCGAATAGGCTCCTACTTGCTTTTCAGGGGGCGGCGCGGGGTAATGCCTGGATGTCGAATGCAGCTCGCGGATTTATCGGATGCCTTGCCTTTCTGGCCCTTTGCGGCGTGACTGTTCTTTCGATGTTCGCTTGCTGCGGCGGGCTCGGCGTTGTCGGCCTGCAAGAAGCGGCGAAGCAAGAGGCCCAGCTCGCGGCTAGGCCCAAGGCCAGTGAAGAACTTCAGCAACAGCGCAAGGCACTGATCGACAAGTACCGTGACGCGGGAATGTTTGTACGAATCGAAGTACCAGGCGACGTGCCTCACGTATTTGTCGATCCGGTGGCGTGGTCACTCATAGACATCGAGGACAAAGAGGCGTTCGCTGGGGTGGTCGCCGCATACCACTACGGTCTGGATAAAGGCGTGATCGGCGATGCCCAAGACACCGTGAGGTTCTTCGATCGCACGACCGGAAAGGCTATCGCGTCCTACTCTCCTCCGCTCGGAATACGGTAATCGGGCTCGGCCTTTCTAAGATTCGGCGCTGGCGAGCGAATTGGGACTAGCTTTTCTTTCTCGCTTGGGAGTAGGTTTGAGATATGGTCAACACTGAGGTCGCGAACGGATTCCAATTCTCGCTGCGGTCGCTGTTGATCCTGACGGCCGTTGCGGCGATTCTGCTGGGCCTCGGGCGAATGATCGTCCCGGCGGCGCTGGCGGTCGCACCGGACCTGACGATGCTGGCTTGGCTGGGCGGGCTTGTGGCACTCGCGGGAGCTGTAGCCCTAGTTTACTTCTACGCGAACCGATAGGTGGAACATGAGGCGCGGCGTCTCGCTCTTGGAAGTGCTGATTTCGATCCTCATTGTGAGCATCGGCCTGCTTGCGGCGCTGACGGTCTTCCCGGTCGCCAGTGCGATCGCCAAGAAGGGCGAGGTCGCCGACAACGTAGCAGTCATGGGCCGCAGTGCGATCCACGATTTCGATACGCGAGGGATGAGGCAGCCGGCCCGGTGGATGGCCTGGAATCAGGCAGCCGGGGCTTACCAGAACTACGCGCCGACGTTCAACGAATCATTCTGCATCGACCCTCGCGGAATGGCCGCCAACAGTGCCACGCCGCTGGCGATTGAAGCCTTCCCATATTCGGCGACGGCGGTTCAGCCGCGCATGCGACGACTCACGCTGGCGAGCGGTGCAGGCGGCCCGATGAGCTTGCCGCTGGCCAATTCAATCTTCCAACTGGACGATGATTTGACCGTGGTTCGCCCGGCCGATTCATCGCTGCCTGCCTTCGGCACGGTGACGGACGGCGTTCGCACGAGCAACGGGCATTTCTCTTGGATGGCAACCGTGGTTCCGCAACTGGAATTGCACAACGGCCCCGCCACTCCCATTCCGACTCTCCAGCAAGATTACATTCTCTCGGTCGTCATCTTCCACGATAGGCCAGGCGACATGCTGGCCGGCGACCCAATACACGAGCGGGTGGTCACTTGCGACTTCGCGGACGCTGGCGGGACTGGCTTCGCTGGCGGTGAAGTCTATCTGACGTGGGCGGCTCCGCAGACTCCCGCCAATGACACGTTCGCCGAAGATGTGCAGCTTCACCTTCGCGCGGGCGAGTGGGTCATGCTCGCGCGCGGGGTACAGCATGCATCCGGCCCGGTCTTTCCGACGTTCCGCTGGTACAAGGTAGCAGATTGCGACCGCGAGCCGGAGTATCACGCGGCCGAGAGCCACTACGCCCTTGCGGCCTCGCTGGCCGGTCCTGATTGGGACACATCGCCGGGCGAGACGATTGCCGTCCTTATGGAAGGCGTTGTTGGGGTGTACGAGAAGACGATCAGGCTCGACCGCTAATCAACCACTTTACAAGGCGACCAACGGCGTTTAAGGAGTCGGCCCGCTGTTTACATCCGCAGCGCGGCGCAAGGCCAAGCTTCCGCTTGAGCCAAGCCACTCGTCCGCAAGTGACGCCGGCTACCGCAAGTGCAATGGTCGCCCATGCTCCAAATTCCCACCAGAATGGCCACGCGCGGCACTCCGCAAAAACCCTGGAGTCATCATGCGGAGTTGGTTTCGTTGTCCGTCCGCAGCGCACACATCGGACGCAGCGCCAGCCACCAGGCGCGGAGGTCTTGCACTCGCATTCTTTCCAAGAGCAATTCATAGGGCAGACAGTGTTGCCGACACTCCCGATACGTCGCACGGAAACAAGGCGGTAGCTTCATCGCAGTTCGCGCCGCAATTCTGCCCGGTCGTCGTTTTTGTCATCGACAAAGAAGAAAAGTCCTCGCAGTTAACAGGATCGGTCCCGTGGTCGTACTCAAATACGAGAGCGCCGTTGTCCACGCCACATCGCGTGGAGCAATAGAAAATCTTCACGAATGACTTGTAGTTAGAACCTGACAGTTCATGAGACATCGCAATGAGATAGGTGCTGCCTAAACAAAAAATAGTAACGGGGTTAAGGGTGCCGGTCTTGCCCCATGTGCAAGCCGCGCCAGGATTGGGGCAATTTGTCGTCGTTGGGTTTGTCAGGACGTGAGTTGCGTTAAATGCGTCGGCGCAATGATACGCCGAATCGCCAGGAAACCCCGTCCCGTTGGCAAAGCCGGCGAGAACGACCTGCATATCTCCCTCGAAACTATCGGCGCATGTCGTGCATCCACCAGCGCAGCAGCACCACCAAAACAGCGGCGCGAGCGCGAACCACAGCGAAGCATCCGCCAGCCCAGCCACGGCGATGAGGCTGAATAGGAACCACAGTCGGATGATGCTGGCTTTGCGTTCCATTTAGGCTACCGGGCATTCGATCCAAGTGAGGTATGGCTTTCGGTGCAGCCTCGCAACTCCTACCCACTTCCCGCTGCCTGCGCTAATCCCGCGGTTGTAAACACTGGTGATATTGAACGTCGTGTCTGTCTCGCTGCCGGGCGTTCCGCTCCATACGCTGACGGTCCCGGTCGCACCCTTAGCATGGCTGGCGTCTGTTTTGCCAAGCCACTCCTGCGGGCTCTTCTCAATATTCACCCACAGCAACTGCTCCCCCGTCCCCGGCGGCGTGAACAGCAGCCGCACGTCGCCCCAGAAGCGGTCCCCTACTAGCACATCCGCACCGCTGCTGACGTAGGCCCAGAGGTCGGTGGTCGCGCCCACGTTGATGAGGGCCGGGCAGCGGCCGGAGATTTGGGCGAGGCCGATAGCGTTAGCGTCGTTCGCGATGCCTTCCAAGAGTACAGCGAAGGCTCGCGTTTCGTCAGGGACTTCGGCAGTGAACCACGGTGCTTGTCGGTCCAGTGTCGTCAGGGCGTGCGTATCGAACTCCACGATCTCGCCCGCGCGTAGCAGCGTCCCGGTTCCGTTCTTCACCTTGACAAGATCTGTCCCGAGGTGGCCGACGTTGCCGCCGCCCCCCTTTCCAAGCCGCCGCTGCAGCCGATATTCATCCGCCGACTCCAGGACGGAATTGGCGATATCGGCCACACCGAACGGGCCGGGGAATGGGCTGCCAGGTCCGACGCGTGCCATGCTTTAGCCTTTCACGTCGAGCAACAGTTCCGTCTTACCGATCTGGCCGAGCACTGCCGTTACGCTGGCGGCGTCCGTGATTGCTACCGTCATGCGGATATCGAGCGTTGAGCCGGGGGCAAGGCTGGTCGGCGTGATTACGAAATCCTTGTTGGCGTCGGTCAGGCTATTGATCGACTGTGCCGCGGTGGCGCAAATGTCGGAACCGATCCCGGCCTCGTCGTCGGACAGGTAAACCTCGAAATCCACGGTTGCCGTGCCGTCCGATACGGTCGTGAACATGCCGGCGTGAACGCGGATCGTGACGGATTGACCAGCCACGTATTCAGTCGGCAGGGTATAGGTCGTGCGGGCGCGTTGCGTAACGGTCGTGGTCTTTGCGTCCGACGTGCGGATGACCGGCGAAGCGCTGCCGAACGTCCCGCCGATCAACGCAAGGTCATCTGTCGCGGCCGTGCCGGGGAGATCGGTATGCAGAGCATCCCACACGCGCCACGTATGCAGCTCGATTGGATAGCGGGCGTTTTCCTCTTGCACGAGCTGCGCCCGCGTGAGCGCCTGCGGGGTACCGGTTGCCAGGATGCTGCCCTGCACCAACAAATCGCCGATGACCTGATTTGCAATCGCCATGATTTATCCTCCAAAGCCGAGGGCCGATGCGAGATCGACGCGCTCGTACACGCGCTCGATGTAAATGAACTCCGGCTGCTTGACCGCCTTGCCGCCGTCAACCGCGTCCTTCCACTTGATCCAGGCAACGTCCCAGCCGTCCTTCTCAATTCCGGTGATGGCCCCGATGACTTGATCCTGCAGGTTTTCCGAGCACGCGAATTGATAGCCGACCTCGGCTTCCGCTTCCGAGCCGTCCGAGCCGGTAGATCCCAGATAGAGCACTTCGCCGGGGTCGCAGGTCAGCATTGTTTCGCTGTTGACCTTGCCTGTCAGGCGGGCCAGGGTCTTCGCCATCGCGATCGTGACGACGCCTTGCGGGTGCTTGTACGTGACGTTCAGCTTCAGCGCCGGAATCACGATGTCCGCGCCTTCCACGTCGTCGCCATTCACGCCGATGAGCTGCTTGTAATCGGGCGGCGCGGTGCCGTAGCTGTTGACCGTTTCCTTCGATGCCTTGATGTGGAAGCTCCCGCCGGTTGTATCAAACGAGAAGGTCCATTGGCCGGTCGGCGGCTTGTTTCCCTTGCGCGCGTAGGGGATGGTCACAAGCCACTGATTGAAGCCGTTCGGATCGACGCGAATATCTTGCCGGTAGAGTGAGCCGTAGATGGTCGGATAAATCGAGCCGGTAACAGACATCGCGTAGGCGTGGACGAAACTCTCGTCCTGAGTGCCGCTGGCGCGAAAGCGGAGCGTGATCGTCGGCGGTTCGCCCGTCGAGTCGCGGCTATTCGGTAATTCGGCCCACTGGAAACTCATGTGAATTTGCGGTTGAGTTTTTCCTTCAGCGTGACGTGATCCTGGTGCAGCACGTCCAGCTTTTCGACGGTCTTTTCGGTCGCCTTTGCAATCCGCTGGGCAGGTCCGCCGCCACCCTGCCCGGCCGCCAGCAGAGCCGCACCGGAGAAGGTCACGGTCGAAAACTTGGCCTCGGCCAGCGATTCAGCACTCACGTCAGGGCGCCGGCCAGGCCCCGCACCAGCGGCGGACGCGGCGAAGGCACGCATGGCGGCCAGCTCCGCCCGTAGTTGATCCAGTTCGGCACGGGCTTCGTCTGCCCCGCCGATCGCCGACTTCAGGAATGAGTCGAGTGATCCTTCGGCCTTGCGCTGCTGGGCGCTTGCCGCCGCGCCGACTGCCGCAGTTGCCGAGCCGATGACTGCACTGCCAGCCGCCCCTAGACTAGGTAGCCCGCCCGCGCCGAGCGCCCCGGCTGCACCGCCCAGCGCCCCGGCGATGGCCCCTCCGCCCGGCAGCGATCCTAGAGCAGCCCCCAGGCCGCCCATCGCTGTACTGATTCCAGCAGCAACGCCGCGCCACATGCTTTCGATTTGCCGCATGGCGTCCGCGAAGGCATCGACCATGCCCGATACGAAAGCATCCCAGAGGGCGGCAGCGCCTTTGATTACGACGTCGAACGCGCCAGCCAGGTCGCCTTGCAGGATCTTGCTGGAAAACACCAGCACGGCATCCCCGAGTGCTCCGAATTGGGCCATGATGCCGTCAACCGCCTCCAGAAACGCCAGCCGCATGCTGCCGGCGGCGATTTCCACGGCAAGCTGAAACTGCCCGGCAATCAGGGCGTCGGCAATCCCACCCAGGGCTTCGCCGATCGTCCCGAGCACCGGGACCATCTGCACCAGGGCATCAAGCGTGTTCTGGATTCCGCCGCCTTGCAGCCAGCGGTTGAATGCCCCGCCAATGTTCCTGACGATCTCCAGCACGGGCAGGATGGCCGGGGCGAGGGCGGAACCGATCTCGAATGCGGTAGCCCCGATGACGCTCTGCACGGCGTCCCAAGCGTCCCCAAGGCGGTCGGCCATTTCCACAGCCTCATCGGACGGCGCGAGCCCCAAGTCGCGGGCCTCTTTGCGGAGGGCTGCAAGGTTCTCGATCATGGGCAGCAGCTTGGTTCCCGACTTGCCCCAATTCTCAATGGCCGCCTGAGTGCGTTTGGCCGGGTCTTGAATGGCCGCGATCTTGGCTGCCACTTCATCGAAGGTTCCTTTGATCCCCTTCTTTTGCATCATGCGGATGGCTGTTTCCACGTCCTCGATGCTGGCCCCCGATTGCTCCGCGGCAAACTTCAGCTCCCCGAGCGAGCTGGCCGCCACGCCCGTACGCGCGGACATATCAGCGAGAGCGCTGCCGGCGCTCATAAAGTGCTTAACGGCATTGAGAAGGTGTTGGCCGATCCGCACGCCCATATCGGCAACCAGCTTCCCGATGCTGACGATGCCGCTGCCGAACGTCTTCAGGATGTTACTGGCCGCCGCGAGGCCGCTGGCCCATGCGCCCTTCTTGACGAAGAGCTCCACGAATGCCCGGCCCGCCTGGATATCCCCTCTGCCTGCCATCTGATTACTCCTTGGGGATAATCAGCTTGCCGCCGTTGGCGACGATGGCTGCAACCGCCTCATCGACTCCAGGCACATAGGGCATCGGCATGGCTGCGAGGTTGGTCATTTGTCCGCGCTTCACATATTCCGCGAGGTTGAGTTTCGTTTCGTCGCTGAACAAGGCCCACACCAACTGCGCCTGGTGAACCGCCATCAGCCGATCATGCCGCTGCCGGCCAACCGCCATGCTGAACAGTTCCCGGCAGGTCAATCCTTCGGACCTGGTTCCAACGATTCCGGCGAGTTCGTAGCACCATTCAACGATGTCAAAGCCGCCTGAATCTTCCGATCCATTTCCTTCTCCGCCGCCGTCAGCAGCTTCTGCTCCAGCGCCGGGTCGTTCAGTTTCGCCATCGCCAGGGCCGTCGCCTTGGCCGTCACGGCTGCTTGCTTGTCGGCGAGGGAACGCAGCAGCGATCGTTTCCGCTCGGGGAAAAAATCGAGCCACGCATCGGTGAGGGCTTTCGTCGCGTGGCCCAGCGGGTCGCCGAAAATCGCCTCGGCAAATTGCCGGTCTGTCGTGCCGTTCGCCTGACCGCGGCAGAGAACCCACAGCACGTCGAGCAACAGGACTGGATCGGCGTCGAGCTTATTGAAAAACTCGCCGTCCATCGCCCCCATGTTGATCTCGCAAACCGTCCGCACTTCGCGAATGGTCGGGGCGTCGATCTTGATTTGCCAATCGCGTCCGTTGGCATCCTTGAAACACGGCATGGAAGCTCCTATGGGACTGCCACGCCAGCGTTCTTGACGACGAGCGATAGTTGGCTAGCTGTGATGCCGACGCCAAGCACGCAGACGTAATGGCCTGAGGCAAGATCGGCTACAGGCGCAATCCCTCCCGCCGTTGCCGACTGGACATAAACCGTTCCCACCGTGACGGTAAAGCCAGGATCAAGCGTTCCGCCGCCGATGGCCACCTTGACCGGCTGGCCCGAAACACCGCCATTTAGCGCGATGCCCTTGACCGTAGCGGTCGCGGCGCTGGCGTTGGCGTCGGCGAGTTTGAACGTGTTGGTGGTCGTGTCGAGATAAACCGTCTGGCCGGCTGTGACCGTGGCCCCAAGAATGCCGTCAGTGGAAATGGTGCCGGAGTCCGCCAGCACTTCCGTGGCAACTACTGTTACATCAGCCATGATGGCGTTCCTTTTGCGTTAGACGTTCAGTTGCGGGGCGCGGCCGGAGGAGTCGGTCGGGGTCGCCGTAAACTCAAAAGTGTTCTGGCCTTTGAGCGGCATCCCGTTTTTGACCGACAGCGTGCAGTCGCCGTCATATCCGAGCCCGCTGGAATAGCTCTTGGTGCGCAGGGCGACCGCCGCGCCAGTGCGCTGGGCCGCCAGCAACGCAACGAGCGTCGTATCGTCGGTCTTCAGGATCATCGTCCAAGTAATCGTCGCCTTCAGGGCAACAACATCTTCGGTGACGATCGGCACGCTGGACCCCGCGCCGCGGACGGTGGTTTCCGCCTTCTCCGGCTCAGTCGTGTAATCCAGGTCGGTCGCGTTGGTTACTTGGGTTGCCGCCGTGGAACCAGCAGTCCCGTAATACAGAAGACCCTGCCAGCCGCTTTTGCTCGCCATGATTTATTCTCCGATGCTCCCCACCCAATCTTGGGCGAAGCGCGGGACGTTTCTTTCCAGTGCCGGCCCCATGTAGGACCGCTCGGGGTAATCCTGACCGCGAAACTCCTCGCCAAATTCATGCGCTGCCCCCGCCTCGCCGACGATGGAATGCATCGGGCCGATGACCGCGCCTTCCTTGTTGGCGTCAAATCGAACCGCCCGGCGCAGATATGCCCCGCGGTGGGTGTGCGGCGGGGTACCAGGGGAGGACGGCCCCTCGGCAGTGACCAGGGAAGCCTTCGCGTCCTTGCTGATTCGCGCCGCGGCGTGGCTGAAGTTGCGAAACGCGGCCCCCTCGGCGGCCTTGGCGATCCGCTTGGTCGTGTCTTCGCTATGAAACAGGAAGCCGATCATGGGTCTGTGCTGGCGTCGAATGTCAGGCGGATGATTCCGGTGTACTGGTTGAACTCCCGCAGGTGCTTGTGCATGACCGCAGCGATAATTTCCGTGCTCTTCCATCGCGGCGGGTTAGTGGCGGTCAGCGCGCAGGGGGTAAAGTGTTCGGTGACTTCCTCGATCAGTGCCACCAATTCATCAACCGCTTCCAGGGTCAACCGGCCGTCGTCATTGCTGGCGTCGGCTGGCTCAAACTTCTTGCGAAATACGATGTCCGTCGCTGGTTCGTAGGCGACACTGCCGCCGCTCGTTTCCAGGTCGGTGACTACCCGCGACACGGGGACTACATCGCAGATGAGAATGCCGCGTTGGGCCTCGTCATCCAGCGCTAAATCCCAGTCCGCGTAACTCCTTTCAGCGGTAAATTCCAGGGCGAAGGCATGGCCGTTCAGTTCCGCGGTCACTGCATCGGCGGTTTGGATCAGCACCGCGGTCATCAGGCCACTTTCTTCGTGTGAACCTTCAAGAGGAGTCCCGACGTGTCCATCCGCTCATAGCAAGGCCGTTTGCCGATGGGCAGCACTTCGTAGGTTTCCTCATTGCCGTTGATCGTCACCGTCCACAAGTCGCGCGGCCGCGGCACAACCAGGTCGCCGCCGATGGTCAAATCCGTCGCCGTGAACGTCCAGTCGTGAGCCAGAATCGTGGTCAAGACGTTGTTGGCGTCGATGACCTCGTATTCCTGCATCACCACCGTTGCGGTCAGGGATGCCGTTTGCTGGCTTCCCTGCTTGTAGGTTCCGACGTGGCCGGCCACCGTCTTCAGCTTGGCGCCGAGCCAGGCGGCTCCGCGTTGCATCAGGGTCGGCATCGGTTAGTTCACGTTGTGATACGGGGCGTGAATGGCCTTGGCGGTCGAGTTCGCCCCGCCGCCGCCGCTCGCCGCGATCCAACCGAACACGGCATTGTTGGTCGAAACGGTCGTCACCTTGTTATTGGTGTCGTCCCAGTAAACCTTCTTGCCGTTGGCGGCGTTGTTCAGGTTCACCACGTCATAGACGCCGCCGCCGACGGCGAGGGCGCCGAGTTCGTTGTTGGCGATGGGGCGATGGGCGATACAAGCCACGGCTCCTTCACCTGCGGTATTCGCGGTGACGCTGCCCAGCAGGACCACTTGGCCCTCAGTGATTGCGCCAGCGGCGGGCGTGTAATCGACCATCGTCGGAGCGCCATGCCGAAAGGTTGCTTCAGCCATGATTTAGACCTCCAGAGGAATTGCAGCCGGTGGACGAACCACGGCCAAAGTGTCGGTAACGGAAATCAGCTCTGCGCCGGAAGCGAGAAACTCGTCAACCGCCTCCTGCACCTCGAAGTCGAGATTGTTCGCGTAGTCGTGAAATGCGATCAGCCCGCCCGGCTTGAGAACAGCCTGCGCCTTGCGGATATCGGCCCTGACGGATTCCAGGTCGTGCGCACCGTCGATGAATGCCAAGTCGTATTCAGGCAGCGGTATCTCCGCGTCGGGATGGCATACGATGACCTTGCCAGCAACCCCGTAGCGTTCCAGGTTCTTGTCAAACATCGCGCGGGTATCGTGCCGGCAAATCGTTGCGCCGCGGCTGTCGAAGTAATCGACCGCTGTCACGGATTCGGCCGCGCGGGCAATACAGATTGTCGAGCGACCGCAGTAGCTCCCGATCTCCAGTACACGCTTGCCGGCAGACAGCTCCGCCAATTTCTTGCCCTCAGCCGGCAAGAGCCAGCCGGGCACGTCATGGGGAAAGGCACCCGGGACCGGACTGACGCGCACCACCTCTTTGTCGAAGGCGTCCTGCCGCGAGTCGCGAACCAGCGAGAATTCCACGTCGCCGGTATGAACTAGGTTGATCTTTCGCGTGGCCCCGATCTTCAGGCCGAGTTCGTGGCAGAGACGCGAGAAAAACCAATCCTCCGGCTCTGTTTGGGCCTGATAACGGTTGCACGCGCGGTTAAACACGATGCGGTCGTTGATCTGGAAATGGACCTCGCGGCACCACTCCTGATTCCACTTAGCTAACCAGCAGCCGGTATTGAGCAACAGCGGTCTGCCAAGGTCGTCGCTGGTGAAGGTTTCCGGCAGTTCGTAGCAATCGTGGATCGACAAACGGGCGTGCGGCATCCAGGTATCGTTTTCCCGGTGCAGTGCCAGGCTCGTCATGCCGCGGGTATCCTTGATCGGCACGGCCGCCCCGAGCACGTCGAGCTGCTTCGCTTCCAACTCGTCAATCAGTTTGTCAAGCCAGAAGTCTTCCGGCCCGATATCGTCATGGAGCATGGCGAAGTAATCGACGCGCCCGCCCTGGTGGACAAGGTTTAGCGCCGCGCACCAAAGCTGGTTGAAGTTGGACGCCAGCAGTGAGCCGTTCTGGTAGGCGTTCCAGACTTGTTGCATGTCCGCGCAGGCGCGCCAGAAGCCACGGCCAGCGGCTGCGGTCTGCTTTCCGTAGCCGGGCATTCCAAGGAAGATTCGGCGGTCTGGTGATGGCGTGCTCATTTGGCGGGTGCGGTAACTTCAGATTGCTTGGCGACACCATGAACCTTGCTGGCAGGCTTCAGGAGCGACACGTAACCACGGCCGCCCTTGCTCTTTGGGCCGGTCAGGTAGGCGGCGGCGGCATCCGGCAAATCGACAACGGTTCCTGCCGTCAAATGCTCGGGATCGAGGGAAAGCGATGCGCCGAAATCGGCATTGCACCGCCGCGCATCGGACATGCCAAGGTTGCTGAGCAATTCGTACTTCATCGAAAGGTTCCTCTCTGACAAGGTGAAGCCGCCCGCCGGGGTTCACCTTGTCGGGAGAACCCGCGGACGGGCAGCCTGTTAGTGGTTACGATGAGCCGCCGTCCGCATGGACGCCGCCACGGTACTCTTGGAAGTTCACGCCAACGTCCGAGTAGCCGCGCATCTGAACGCCAAGCACGTTGAATTCGGCGTCGGCCGTTTCGACGGTCGGCATCACGTTGCCGTTGAGGGCGGCGATCGCGATGACCGGCAGGACGTTCGGATCGGCCAGCAGCCACCAGGCAGTCGAGGTATTGCCCGTGTACGTGGAATTGCTGATGTACGGCGAGCTTTCCAGGCGGAACCGCCCGCGGAACACGTTGATGTTGGACATGCCGGCCGAAGCGCCGGAAACGATGACCGATTGCGGGTCCAGCAAGGCGCTGGCCGTCGCCTTGAGCGCCGACGGGACAAGGACAATCGCCGCCTCCATCCCCAGAGGAGTGCCGTCAGGGTTGGTCTGGTTGAGGAAAATCGTCTCGGTTGCAGCCAATCCGGCGAGCGTCATATCCGCAACGCCGGTATTGATGTTGCTATTGCCGGACGCGAAGAACGACGTCGAGACACCGGACAGGAATTCTGTCCAGAAGATGTGATTTAAGAGCTTCATCGCACCGTTTCCGAGCTTCATCGGAACGTCGGTCAGGGCTCCGGTGTCATCGTTGATGATGTCCTGCCGCGTAATGGCCAGCATCTTCGCGTAGGTATCGGCCTTGTTGGTGTAGCTCAGCTCGCCGAGCGTGCCGTGCTTGATTTCGCCGTCGCCGGCAACCTGCTCATACCGCACGGAATCCGTCAGGCTGACGGTGGTAGCGGTCTTGAAGTCGCGGACGTTCTGAATCTTCGCGATCCGCAGCGGCGTCTGATCTACGGCATTCCAGCCGCGGAATACGAACTTGTTGGCGACGTTGGAAACGATGTCGGAAATGTCGATCGTGCTGAAGCCCGCAGCGTGGATGTGCTGCCGCGGGGCAGTCATGCGGAAGGCCGCCCGCTGAACCTCCAGCGTCACGTCCATGTTTCCGTCGTTGAAGCCGTTGGCCTGGGCGCAGAGCAAGAAGAGCTGCTTGAGCCCGATTCGCCCGCGGAACCGCTTGTGCGCGGCATCCAGCACCTTCTCGTCAAACTGCTTCTCGATATCGGGCAGGTTGCCGGCCTGGCAGAGTGCCGCCTCCAGCACGTCGTTGGTGAGCTGCCCGTCGCGCTTCGAGGAGAACACGCCGACGCCCGGCGCCATCGTCGTAGCTTCGAGCAATTCCAGACGGAACTTGTCAACGCCCCATTTGCCGTCGATGCCCTGCTGGGCCAGTTCCTTGATGGCCTTGATTTCATACGGCCGCTTGTCGCAGGCGTTGAGGGCAATATCGGTGATCGCGTCAATGCGGTCGGTTTCGGCCTGCTTGGCATCAATGCCCTCGTCGAGCTTGACCCGCTTTTTCGGCGGAGTCACCAACTGACTCGTCGTGAAGTTGGCTTCGATCTTCTCTTGCTGCTCGGTCGTGGCGTTTTCCACGTCGATCCCCATGCTTTCGGCCCATGCTTTGACTTCGGCTTTCATAACTGTCTCCTTGGTAGAAGCGGCCGAAGCCGCGATGGTGACTTGGGTATCGTCGTCAGCGCCGTGAGAAACGAATGCAAGCCCCTTGAGCGTGCCGACGCGGGTCACGTACATGGGGCCGTCAAAGGTCTGGCCGTTGGCCTCGACCGTCTTGCCGGCCTTGACCTCCTGAACCTTCTCGGGATTGACTTCAAGACTCGATTGCCACACGTAGCCGTCGCGGGCGCTGTCCACCACTTCATCGCGGGCGGCGGTAGCGGCGGAGGCGGTTCCGTTGGCGACGAGAGATTTGCCGTCGTTTGCTACGGCGAAATTGCCGACACGCTTGGTGCGGTCGTGGTCGAGATTGGCGACAAGCACTTTGCTGGGCTTCAGGCCCGCAAGATCGATGACCACTGGCAAATCCCAGCCTTCGATGTCGAGTTTGCCGCCCGTGTAGAATGTGCTGGTGAACTTGGCCGGACCTTTGCTGGCGCCTTCGCCTTCCGCCGCGCTGATTGTCACGGGTGCGGAGAGGGCGATGATCGCTGGTCGTTTGCCTTTCGCCATGGCTTGCTCCTTCAATTTGGCCTGACACATGACGACGGCTTGCCCTTGGTCGTGACCTTCGTCCATGACCATCGGCACACAGCGCCGCATGTAGTCCTCGCGCGATTCGCCGGGCTTAGGAGTGGGCATGGTTCACTCCGTTTGCGTGGCCGTTGAGAAGCCCGCGGCGTTTCATGGTCTGCAAGGCGGCCATGACCGATTCATCCGTCACTGGCTGCGAAGATTGACCGGGAGCGCCGCCCTGCTGAACTGGCGGCAGAATCACGTCGAGCAGCCGTTTGCGCATTTCGTCGGTGCTGATGCCGAAGGATTGGGCCGACTTCTCCAGCTCATCCTCAAAGTCGAGACCGGCATCGCTGTAGAGCGTGTGCAAAAACACCTGCCCGCTCTTGAGCTTGGCCTGATTGGCGTTGGCTTCCGCCTCTACGTCCGCCACGCGATGCTTCGGCCAGTCCCATAAATGCAGGCGGGCTCCAGCGCCAACAGCGCCGGGATTCCCGCCAAGCCAGCCGAAGCGGGCGATGGCCAGATCAAGCCAGGCGTTGAATAGCTTGGAAAGTACGAGTGAGCCGCATTCCATCCGCTGCACGTCAAGCGAGTCGTAATACGTGCCGTGATCCAGGCGGCCAGAGGCATAGTTGTAATCGGATGAATCTGCGGCGGCCTTGTTGCGCGGCATATTGACCGCGCGGCCCATTTCGTTGATGAGCGATTTGTTGAAGTCCGCGTGTGTAGCGCTGGGAAACTTCGGGTCTTGGAAGTTCGGCTTCCAACCCACGGGCAGGAAGTTCATCAAGCCCTTCTCGATGTCCATCGTGCTGAAGGGGGCGACGAAATCGGCCTCATCGGGAGCCTGATTCGTCTCCATCATCAGCGTCAGCAAGGCCGCACGTTCGGCAGCCGACAGCGTAGCTTCGCGCCAGCGGCGGGCCGCGGCTCCGCAGTTGAGGGCGCTGCCAAGTTCCGGCGTGCCGCGGTGCTGGCCCGGCCGCCGCATTCGGAACCAGTGCAGGACGCTGGCCGCCGGAACGCTTTCCGGCGTCAAATCAAGGAAGGTGCTGTTGGTCGTGCCGGGGTGCTCATTCAGCACGTCGTAGAAAATCGGGTTGCCGAACTCGTCAAACCAAACGCCGTCGATCCTGTTTTCTTCCGCGAACGGCAGGTAGGGCGTCTGGATTTGTTCGGCCTCGTAGAGCACTAAATCCATCGGGATCGGATGGTTGACGCCGGGGTTGCGGCGCAGCACGCCGAAGCCTTCCCCGTCAACGTGCTTGGCGTGGGCCATGCACCAGAGCTTGCGGCGCAGGCCGACTGCCTCGCTCCACAGATGCCAGGTCAGCTCGACCATCTGATTGAAGCCTTGCGAGCCGGTCTGCATTCGCAGAGTCGGGCCGACGCCGATCAAATCGTTCGTGATCGTCTGGGCGATGCCGTCGCTGAAGGCGTTGTTGGCGACTTCGTACCGCGAGCGGCTGATGAGCGTGTGCCGAATCTCTTTCGAGTTGGCCGAATCGGCGTCTAGGCGGTCGGCGTTGCTCCAGTAGTTCTTGAACTCGTCGGTTGTGCGGGCCGCGTCGTAACTCGCCTTGAGTTGAAGAAAACGCGCCTGCCACATAGCAACCTGCGCGGCGGCGACATTGGCCTTCGCGGGCTTGCGTTTGCTTTTCGATTTGGTGGTCTTCGTGGCCATCAACCGGCTGCCGGTGGGATCGTCTTGCGGGCTCGCATTCCGCCGAGGCTGTTGGCGTTGTCCGACGCCAGTTCGCCTTTGATTTCCGCGCGGAGTTCGCGCAGTTCTTTCAGCGTGTAGCTCTGGACCGACTGCCCGCCGACGCTCACGCTCGCGACACCATCGGTCATTGCCGAACGGATCGCGGTTTCAATCGTCGTGAGGTCGGAAGTGGTCCAGGCCATTACGTCAAGCCAAAAGAAAAACGGGGCACGCTTTCACGCGCCCCGTTAAAGGCTCGATCGTTAACGCGATCTCAGAGGGTGGCCGCCCTGCCGATGTCGCGAGCCGCGCTAGGCGGCCCCTTGTCTCAATGATTGATTCAACCGGCTTCCTTGTGGAGTGTCAAATGTGCCTGTCCAGAACTGGACGATTCATCGCCAACCTCGCGCACGATAGTTGCTGGCGGCTGCTTGCTGTAGAACTTCCGTCCGCACTTCTTGTTGCGGCATTCGACATAGCGGAACGTCGTGGCCTCACCCTGCCGCGTCCCGGTGGCGAACATCGCGCAGCCGCAGTACGGGCAAACGTCGGCCGGCTTGCCAGCGATCTGCATTGGCTGTTGGCCCGCAGCATCCGCCGCCATTTGCCGCGCCGTCGGTCGTTCGTGGGGAGCGGGTCGGGTCAACGGTTTCTCTCCCAAGCCCGCACGCCCGCCGGGCTCAGCGTCTGGTTGTAATACCCCTGCATCGGAACCTTGAACGGAATGTCGCCATATTTCCGCAGGGCCGCAAAGAGCATTGCGTTGTTCGGCAGTTCTCCAGCCTCTGCCAGCCGGCCAACGTGGTCCCGGCTTTCCAAGCGGATAATCGTTTGGCTGGCGATTTCCTCAATGGCGACAAGCACGAGCTCGTAACAGTTCGCCGCGGCGAGGTCGTAGAACAGCGTCGGATTCAGGCAGTAGAATCCGTGGTCGATCCAGCCGGTAAATGGGGACTCGTGAATCATCAGCCCGCCGTCTATGCAGTGGTCGTGCATCGTGCGGAACACTTGGCCGATGTTGAAAATGTGCTCGGCCGTGCCGTGATTTATCACCACGTTGAAACCAATCGGATACGTTTCCTTTGACAGGCCGCACTCTGGACATACCGGACCGTTGCGAATCTCGCCGCAGCACCACATGAATTCGCCAAGGTCAAGCGGCTGGTTCAGGTCTTGCTTAATGGCTTGAGGTCCACCATTGAAATCAACTGAAAACACGAACTCTGGGGCGAACAGCGAAGCATAAAGCGCCTTGCAGGCCGCGAAGCCGTCGCCCTCAAATGGAAAGTCTGGCTCAATGTCCCCGTACCAATTAGCTTCCCCAATCTCCAGCAGCGAACCGCCGGGCGGGAGGCGGTCTTTGAGGCTTGTAAGCAGGCGGTAGTGAGTGGCGGAAATGGCCATTAGATGACGTAGAACGTGAAGTAGAGTAGGTCGTCTTGGGCAAGCCACAATCGGGCGTGCTCGGTCATCAGACCCTCAGGAGCCAGCCCCATGCTGACATACCGTAAGTGCTGCCGGAGAATCTCGCGCGTTTGATTTCTGTCGTAGGTTGTCATGCCAAATACTCCTCCAGTTTCCGCGTGACAGGATAATCCGACTTCCGCGGCCGCTGCGACACTTCGCCGGGCGATGCCTCCGCCCACTGAACCGCCTTAGCCGGGAACATGCAGGCCAGTTCGTGAATCGAGACCAGCCGCTCGGAGCAAACGCAACTGGTCCCCGGCTTGATGTTCAGGAACGCATTCACCACGTCATCGACGTGAACGAAATCCTTGAGCTGCTCGCCGCCTTCGACTCGCAGAACGTCCGCCGCCTTGAACACGTCAACCACGCCATGCCCACCAGGCCCGTACACATTCGCGATCTGCAAGATGGAATCGCCGGGACGCATGCAGAGTTCCGCTGCCCGCTTGCTGACGGTGTAAGGGCTCGGGCCTTCGTTCATGGTGCTGGCAAGGATGACGGGGCAGCTTGCTTGCCGCACGATGTTGAGCGTGCCGCCGACGTTGACGCGGACGGTTTCGGCCGGGGCGGCGCAGCTCTTGCCGATTGAACTGATGGCGGCGAGGTGATAGATGAAATCGTATCGCTCTGGCACATAGCCGCTGGCTACATCGCAACAATGCGTCAGCTTGTAATTGCACAACTGCAGGTCGAGAACCTCCACGAAATCGCCACGCTTAGCAAGCGCCGCGACCAAATGCCGCCCGATGAATCCGCTGCCGCCGGTGACTAGGACGCGCATTCTGTCGCCTCCGGCTTGCAGAACACGGGCGCATTGTCCAGTGACACGAAGATGTATTGCAGCGCCGCTTCGTACGCTTCGCGCTCGCGAGGCGACAAGCTATCGCCTTTGCCAGCCAGTGCCGTAAGCGTCACTTCTGCGGCGCGAAAGTAAATCTCGGCCAACTTCAGTTCTTCATCGGTCAAGTCAATAACCATTTCTATCTCCCAGAGGCTTTTGCCATATCCCGCGCAGTTTGTCGCTGATCCGGCGGCGGGCGGGATGATTTTGCGGCTCCAAGCACGCGAATTCCGTTGAGTGCTGCGCCAACATCGCTGTAGTAGCTCGCGTCGAGCCAGTCCATTTCACGCGCCTTAGGAATGAACACGCGGCGCACAACTCCCTTGTATTCTTCCTCGACCTCGATTTCTGCGCAGATATGCTTGGCGTACTGCTCGTGCTGAGTGAGCGGCGTATCGTCGTCGCCCCAGATGAACATGCAGCCCGGCTTGTCCGTCGCGGTCATCCATCTCGCGTGCTCCCATGCCTTCCAGTAATCGGTGTCGGCGTGTACCGCCCAGATGCCGACTGGGTTATCACGGTCGAAATACCACCGCTCCCCACCGCCAGGCTTTCTGTTGGTCGTCCTGGCGATGCATGGGCGAAACTTTCCTTTTGTCGATGCACCGGCAGACTGCCCAATGCCCTTGATCGCATAGACGCCCATCCCAAGCGACTTCACCGCCATCATCACCGCGTCGGATTCGTATCGCGAGTCGAATACGGACACGATCTGGCTCAGGGGCTCGCCGTTTGCCTGCAGGTACTCAGCGGCCCGAAACTCTTCCTCTCGCCTGCGCACGGCGTTGTAAATCGCCCGGTTCAGCCCTTCGTTGCTGCCGTGCTTAACGCCTGCCACATCCATGATCCCATAGTCGATCGTGTAGCCAGTTCCATCCGGCTTAAAGGCGCGAACCACCCAATGGAAGCCCTTCGTTTTTCCAACATCGCAGCCGTGCGATAGAACGGTGCAGCCGGGCGGGATAGTTTTGTTGGCATAGCCAGACTTCTGCTTCTGGATCATCTGGGGATTGATGCCGGATTCAATGCGTCCATCGTCTTCTGGCGGGTCGTTTTGATATTCCGTCAGGAAGCTCGGCATCCCGTGGTCGGTGATGAAGTCGTAGCAGTTCTGCAGGGCCGAGACTTGCATCTGCGATCCATCAGGGAGGATTGACCGCGTGTAGTCGTTCTCATTGCTGACGACGGCCCCGAGGTGCATTTCGTCGAATCGTTCAAGCAGGAACTGATGCGCCTTGCGGCCGTGCTTATCAATTGGCCGTCCGTCATCGTCGAACGTCTCGCGGCCTGCCCGCCGCAGTCCCATGTACTCATCCCACAGAGACTGATTGGCCGGCCATTCCTTGATCTTTCGCAGCCGCACCCCCGACCACTGCTTTTGCTTTGGGTCGGAATACTTGAACGCCACAGAGTGCCGGCTGGGGATCGTGCACAGCATGACCGCGCCGAATGGCTCGCCAGGGCCACCGAGACCGCTGATGTTCTCATCGACCGTCTTCTCGATCTTCGCTGCAATCGTGCCGCCGTCTTTTGAGGACAGAGAATCGCGATCATCCAAGTCATCTAGCAGGCAGAACCTGGGTCGAACGTCGTAGAGGTTGAATCCCTGAATGTCGTTGGACGTGATGCCCATACCTGCAAGCATTCCGGCCATCCCACCCTCATCATCGAAGCTCGGCAGGATGATATGATCGGCAGCCCATTCCAGGAAGACAGGCCGACCACCGACCGTGACGTTGTGAGCGCGTGCAGGGGCCGGTGCGACGTGACGGGCAATAATGCACTCCAGCCCGTAGTCGTCGAATAGTGGCGATCCTTCCCGGGCACTCCGCAGTTTATTTTTGATCGCGTCCAAGCTATCGCCTGCCTTCTTGCCGGTCGCGTTGATGAGCAGGGACAGCGGCACAAACGGAACTAGTAGGCCATCGCGTTCGATCTTTTGGAGACTGTACTTCAGGCATAAGTAGCGGGCGATGCTGGTCTTTCCGTCGTGCCGCGGGGCCGCAAATGTCTTCAGCAGCCCATATTGCAGGGCGTGTGAAATCTCTTCCACGATGTGTCGTTGATCGTCAGTAAACGGAAACCGGAAGACGCCCGGAACGTACCGTCGCAACCACTCGCAATCGTCCGCCTCGCAGGCTGCCCGGCGATTGGGGTCTTTGGTGGTATGGACTGACAGATCCCGCTCTGCAGCACGCTTTACAGCGGCTTTGGTGGCCTGTCGTTCGCGTTCGGTCTGGGTCATGCCGGTAGGTAGGTACTATCCTGGCTTAGCGCGCGGTGCGGGAAATAGAGGCGTAAAATCTTCCCTTGGAAGTACCTTTGACTACCGGGGGGGGTCTGCCTCAATCCACCCCCCGATACTTGGCCACGTATTCAATCCGCCTGAAGTCCACACGATCCCCGCTGGCCGTCGCTGTGACCTCCAGGGCGTACTTCGTGCCTGCCGTGAGCGTTGTCCCGTCCTCGATCGTGCCGCGATACAGCCCGTCGCTGCTCGCCACGTAGGCCATACTGCCACTTGCCACGTTCGCTCCTCCCGCTGCGGGCTTCAGTGCGAAGGCCACTGTGGCGTCATTGATGTACGCGGCCAGCACGTTGTCATAGAGCCCGTCCCATTCAACGAGGTTATCGCTGCCGATGTAGAGGTGGCCTGCCCGCAGTCCTGCGCTCATAGATCAACCGATCCTTCCTCTGAATTGGCAAGGCTAAGCCTGCCGCCTAGTGCTTGCTCCAGGTCAACGCTGCCGGCGAGGGCTGAGGCTAGGGCGACGTTGCCGCGGAAGGCGATTGCCGTATCGACTCTTCCTGCCAGCCTAGGGCGCAGGGCGACGATTCCGCCGAGATCGCTATCCAGAATGACCAGCACTTCCGTCAGCATGAACGGAGGCGCAACCAACAGCGGACTTATCAGGCTCACGCTCATGTGGCAGCCCCCACGTCATCATCATCGCCAGCGCTCGTGTAAACCTGCGTCGTCACAACGCTCGTTCCGTTGTCCGCATACGTCTTGATTTCGTCGCTGTCCTTGGTGACGCGCTTGAAGAATCGCCGCCACACCTGCACCAGCATTTCGCGGAAATTCGCCGCAACGCCAGCGGGTGCAGTGGTTGCTATCGAATCGAGCCCGTCGCTGGCCAACTTGTAGCCGGTTGTGACGGTCACGCTCCCCACGCTTCCGCTCAGATTCCCCGTGATGTTGCCAACAATGTCCATCGTCTGATTTGGCAGGTTGATCGCCGTCAGGTGATCCCCATCGCCACCGGCCTCGGTCAGTCCAGCGCCGGCAACGCCCACTGTCGCAATGAGCGCGTCAAGATCGGCGTTTGTCGCGTAGCTCGCCGCCACCAGCGTTCGCGCCTCAAACTCTGCAACGGTGGGCAAGTCCGCGAGTTGCGTATCCAGGTTCGCCGAAGCCAGTCCCATCGCCGCCCGAATCGTCGCGTCCAGGTCCAGCGTGGTTGAATCCTCGTCCAGGGCGGTCAGCGTGCGAGCGGCAGCAGCCCAAATGTCGCCTACGTTATGGCTGCTCCGGCTGCTAACGGTCGCATTGAGGTTCGTGTTGACAAGCGCCCAAATCGAGTCGCTGTCGCTGGCCGGGTCGCCAATCGCCTGGCCGAACGTGCCTTGTGTTTGATGGGCGGTCGCATCTTCGTCCCACACGGCATCGACCTCAGCCGCCAGCGCCGTGGCATAGAGCGTGCCGCCGAATCGCAGGGCGTCCGACTTCATATTGCCGTCTGCCGTGAGGGCGGCTGGCAGGCGGGATTGAATGTCAGCAATTTCGGTATCAAGGAAATTGTCAACGGTGTCGAGCGCGGAGGCGGTCGCGAGACTTGCCCCGGCGTGATCCTTGGCCAGCACGTTTTCACCGAATGATCCAGCGGCAACGTGACCGGCCCGCGCCTCGTCCCATACTGCGTCGGCAACTTCTCCCGCCGTTGGGGCTGAACCGCCCGCCGCTGCCGTGTCGCTGAAGATCTTGTAAGTGATCGTCCCGGTAGGTGTCGTGGTCCAAGTGGCCACTGTTGCCGTGTCCGTTGCCGACACGTAATCCGTGATGAGCCTGGATTGCCCCACCCCTGCCGAGCCGCCCGTGATAAGAACACGCGATCCGATCAATTCGTCATCGGCGAAGCCCGCGGCAGCCCGCAGTTGGATGGTAGTTCCTGTGGCGGCTTGGGCTGTGCCTTGGTCAACGATATTTGTCCAGGGGACCGCCCCGGCAGTGTCGTCAAACGCAAGCTCTAGATTGTCCGCTGCCGCCGAGTCGCCGCTGATTTGCGTAGCATTGGCCGTGATTGGCGTCGTCAGGGTAAATGCGCTGGCGACCAGGGTAATGCCACCAGTGCCGTCCAGCAGCGATTCGAGATTGTTAGCCGCCGTGGCATCTCCAGACAGCTTCGCAACGTCGATGCCCACGATATCATTCGAGGCATTCGTAGCAGATACAGCGCCCGTGAGCGTCGTAGCTCCCGTAACGGTCAGGGCACCGAAGGTCGTTGTCCCGGCATTGCTCCCGGCGATGAAGTGGCCGCCTGACGCACCGGGAACGATGTTGGCGATGTAGAGTGCCTTGCCGATCGAACTGGCCACGGTGAAGTCGCCGGCCGTCGCGTCCTGCCAGACGCCTGTTGCGATTGCCGCTGCGGTGAGTTGGTTCGTGACGGTGGTTGCTGTGTTGACAAGATTGATCGTGGTAGCCGACAAGTTTACCGTACTGCCAGGCGTTCCGACGTTGGCCCAATCAATGCCTGTCTCACCGGTCGCCGAAACGTCCAGCGTGCGGCCGGCTGTCGTAGGGACAAGCGGCAGGGCCACCGTGGTCAGCGCGTTCCACAGCTTCACGTTCACATCTGGCGTGCCTGCCGTACCGGGGGTGAGCCAAGCGGTCCCGAGGAGCTGCAGGACATTCGCCCCAGCGACGGATGACCCGGCCGCCCCTGCCCAAGCATTGGCGCTGGCAGCAAATAGCGCGTCGTAAACCGCCTCCTCCAGCACATGAATCTCTTTGATCGGGCAGGCGTTCACCGTGTCGTCGATGACGATTTCCAGCGTCCCGACCGTGTTGACGTCGGTGGCCGTGAGCGACAGCGAGTAGTGACCGGTGTTGCGGTGCGTGAGCGTAGCCGAGCCGTTTAAGGCTGCTGGCGCACCGCCGTTTTTGCTCGCCTTGAAGTCGCCGACAACGCCGCCCGTGACCGCTACGCCGTCCGCGTCCAGCACGGGGCCAACGGTGACGATGATCGCTGTTGATTGACGCGCGTAGATCATGCGGCACACCCCATGAGGACTCGGCGGCGACGATTGCCGCCCACGGATGGCGTCAGGTTCAGCGAGTTGTCAAAGTTGTAGGTCAGCACGGCCCCGTTCCTGAACAGTGGCCCGAACCGATTCCCGCCGGGGTCTTGGTACGTCTGCACGTAGTTTCCAGTGCCTGCCGAATAGGCCGTGTCGCCAGCCGACCACGTTGTTCCGCCGTCCGTCGATTTGGTGTAGTAAATGCCGACCGTCGTTCCCAGCGTTTCCGAGCCGTCCCGCTTGCCCGTGTAGCAAACGTAGATGTCGTCCGTGTTATTGTCGATGTAAACGGTCGCGTGATAGCAATCGTCGATGTTGGTCGCGATGGCTGTCAGTTCGGTGATCGAGCCGGAGCCGTTGATGTCGAAAACACGGATGTCGGCGGTGACTCCCGCCGGGTCGCGTTCGGTCACAACCACGGCGATCAAATGCCCATCGCTGTGCCGGATTGCGCCGGAGAACGGGTACTGAGAAGTGCCGTCAGAGCTCAAGGCCGTGACTGTGGCGATCGTGCTGCTTTCCGCGTTCGTGTCAGCGGAGTCGTCGTGCGTCTTCAGCGTCCAGGCCGTTGCGGAGTGGTCGTAGTACAGGCAGTCGATGTCGTTCGCATCGGCGTAGTTGCCAGGGAACAACATCGCGAAGTCGTTCGCTGCGACCTCGTGAAGGTTTGTGCGGACGGTCCAGTTCACGCCGCCATCTGTCGAGCGGTAGGTGCCTGTTTCGGCAGCGGCGTCGATGCAAAAAACGATGTAGAGATTGCCGCCGCGTGCCTTCGTGATGCTGAGGTGAGCGGAAACGGACAGCGCTCCGCTTGTTTGCGTTACCACCGTGCGCAGAGTTCCCAGCGTGTCGCCGTTCGTGTCGAGCGTGATATAGAAAACATCGTCCGTGCCGGTGTCCGACCAGGCGATGTGAATCAGCGTCCCACTGTCGCCCGGAGTCCGCTGGTCGAAATAGCAGGCGTGCATGTGGACGGTGCCGGTCGAGATATTGACCGCCGCGCCCCAGGTCTGCCCGCTGTCCGTCGTCTTGTAGTATTTCAGGTCGGACGAGCTATCAATAAAAACAGCGTACCCGACCAACGCAGACACCCAGATAATTGGGCGCTGCGCCTTGCCGTTCTGGGCCGAAGCCGTGCTCGATACTACGGTGATGTCTGCCATTGGCTATAGAATCGTCTCAGCATTCCCCGTGTCGTCAGGCCCAAAGTACGCCGTGTCGTTCCCGCCGTCCCCGTTAAGCGTGTCGGCGTCGTCATCGTCCAGCGGGCTGAGCAGGAATGAATCGAGCACGCCGTTGTCGGACCAGTCGGCCAGCAGCGCGAGCATGGCCGCATCGTCGGTGTCGTCCGCCGTCGCCGTGCCGTTGAACAGCAGGTCATCGCCGCCGCCGGCGCTGAGGATGTCTGGCCCGTCTCCGGCAATCAGCACGTCGTTACCGTTGCCGCCGAAGAGGCGGTCAAACCCGTCGCCGCCGGAAACCAGATCGTTGCCGCTGTAGGCCGCCAGATAGTCGTCACCGCCCTCGCCGTAGAGCCGTGCGTCTTTCGGCACGTTGCTCATTTGCAGCGTGTCGTTGCCGTCCCGGCCGCACATAATGACATCGCCGGTGACGGTCAGGTTTTGGAATGAGCCGTTCAAGCGGACCCGCAAAAGGTCGGGGTTGAAGAAACTGGCGAGCGAGACTTGCATCACGTCGTTGCCGCTGGTGCCGACCATAATCAGGTCGCCCGAGACGACTTGCACTGAGCCGTCCGCATAGCCGTCGCAGAGGGCCAGCAGGCAGCGGGATTCCAGTTGCTCGAAAGTGCGCATGGGTTGGCTCCTTCTGTTAAACTGATGGAATGATTACCCTCACCGAAACCGAACTCGAAATGGCCGGGCGGTTGCCAACCATCCTGCTGTCTCTCGCCAAATGGCATGAAGACTGTACGCGCGTCATGGATGCCAGCGGGCGTCCGCGAGAAGAGCTAGAGGCCGAGTGGCAGCAGCATATCGACCGGGCCAAGGAACTGCGGCAGGCAGCGGTGCAATTGCTGATGGAGCCGGTCGCTATACAGTAGGTCGCCATTTACCGTCTCTCCATCGCCGCATACCACGCCTGCACGCGCAGGGCGGCATCTTCGGTCGTCATTGCATTGCAGCGGACCAGGGCTTTAGCGATCGCCTTCACCGAATCTGGCCCGCAGTTTGTCAGGCCGACGAGCTGCTTCGGAAAGCCCTCGAGCAGCCCGCCTACCGTGAACATCCCGGCCGCTTCAAGCATGTTCGTCGTCCGCATTGGCAGGTTTAGCCAAGTCACATGCTTGGCCGCCAGCGTGCCGTTCGTCGGTCCCGGAACCGTCGTTTCCTTGGCCCGTAGTTCGTATTCAAGCGCCAGTTGATCCACCACTAGGTGCAGCTTGTCCCATTGGCCGATCCTGAGCAGAGCTTCAAGCCGCGGAAGGGCTTCGGCGACAAAGACGGCTGGCAGATCGTAGCTGGCCGCGCGATTGGAGACAGGGTTACGCTGACTGCGGACGATTGCCGCGCGGTCCAGTGCGTCCCCGCGACGTGCTTGCCCTTCGCCAGCCTTGATGGCGCGTTCTGTCATCCCGGCATCGTGCGGCTGATTGGCAAGCCACGGGTGGATTTGGTTCTGGTGTGCCATGATTGTTAAAGGGCAGCCAAACTGTGTTGAAACACGTTAGCCTCGGGAATCCTCACTGCTTGGCCGCCCGTAAACTACGGTTCCCCCGTACAAACTTTCCCGCTCTCGCACTTCGCGCACTTGTGCATTTCGCCGCCGCACTCGGGGCAGTAGGCCACGGGCTTGACGAACGGCTTGCCCTGCGCCATGTCGCGGAGGAATGAGTTGGTGCTGTCGGTAATCGTCACCGGGCAGGGGATTGTCACGTCGCCAACAGGTTCGCCGAGGTCCAAGTCGGAATCACTGTCCTCGTCGGGCGGAATGATATCCGTGCCTTCAGTGTCGCTGTCGTCTGGGTCGATCATGGCACTTCACTCCCCGGCAGTTTGGCCAATGGGTTGCGACCGAACTTCAGGTAGGTTTCCACGGCTGTCTGCCGCACCTGAAGGTCTTGGACGTTGCGAATGTTGATCTGCTGCGTATTGTCAACTCGGGTACTAATGTCCGACACGTTTTTGATTTCTTGCTGCAACGTCTTGTCGAGCGACCCCAGACGCAATTCGATCTTCCCGTCCACTGCGGCGAGCTGATCCTTAGCGCCCCGGAATTGAGTTTCGATTTCTGCAAACTGCACCTGCATGGCGGCGAGTTGCGCTTGGACAGCGGACTTGGCGTCCTCCAGTTCCTTCACGCGAACGGATACCTTGTCGTTCTCGCTTTCCGCGTTGATTAAGCCCGCATACATCGGTGTGATGACCGCGGACACGCCGGCCACTAGAGCCAGGATGGATAGAACCGGCGTCCATGTTTTTCCGTTGCCGTGTTCTGAGTCAGCCACCTCCACCTCCTACCGCGCGGGCCGCGAGGTCAATTAGCAAGCCGATCAATCCCCAGCCAAGCCTGAAGCCACAGCCGATAATCACAGACCAAGCGAATGTTCGCCAACTGATTTCTGTGGTCATTGTTTCTGGCCTCTCGTTTGCACACCCCGCGGGTAGAGGTATGCGATGGCTGCAATTCTCAAGTTCGGGACTTCCGCTGCCGATGCTTTACGCATGGCAGAGCGTTGGATTTACTTCCTGGCAGGTATTGGCCTCATGGTGGTCCTCGGCCTGGCAGGCTGGTTTGTAGGTCGCTTGCTTCAACTCTTTTGACGCATAGCGGGCAGGGACAGCGATTGGCGAACTCCGCCGCGCTCCTGCTAGTGAACGTCAGTCGCTCATTTAGCAGCGGACAATTCGGATCGGCGTGATAGTCCGGGCCCAGAGCCGCACCGACGTAGGTAACTGGCAGGGCCGCGTGGGCTTGCTCCGAGACGGGCTGGACAATCGCCTCGGGCCATGCCTGTAGCGTCAGGATGACGCTGCCAGCGACATTCGCCGCACGCCACCAGTTGCTTCCGCTCCGGCGCGCGGCGAGTTCCCCCAGGATGATGGCGGCCCAAGCGAATAGGATTGCTGTCATTTTCTGTCACCCATAAACCAAGTAGCAACCGACCCGCCGATGGCGCTGATGCCGGAAGCTATGCCGATGACTAGCACCTGCCACCGCTCTACCGCCGCCATTCGCTGTTCTAAGCCTGGCCGACCTTCGGGGCCGTCCACCTTGCGCTTGATATCTGCCATGTCGCGCCTCAGTTCCCACCACTCCTCTTGCGTCGGTTGCCAGACGGGTTGCGGGTTTCCCCCATCGGTACGGGAACCCGCATGCGGATTTATCGGGTAGCTTCGCGGCGATTCTTCGGCGGGTTCCACGGGGCTTCATGCTCCACCTGTTAAGGCTGCTGCGAAATCATGCCGGCAGTCGGCGGCGGTAGCGGGCCACCGTTCGGAGCCGGGGTAATCGTCGTACTCGCCACCCATCCATCCGCGCCGATCACAATGACCATCGTGAGCGGGTTGCTGTAGTCGGCCTCGAATCGCGACTCGATAACGAGCTTGTAGGAATGGCCCGCTTCAGACGGGCTGAAGTTGGCACTACTGACCGATGGGCCAATCTCGTCCTGGCTGATCTGCACGGTGTCCTTGAACCATGTTCGACGCTGGCCTTCGATCGGCTGCGTTGGGTCCATCGCGGGCATCCAACTGGCGGATATGTAGGGCATCGGTTGTTCCCTTAAATTCCCACCTAGACGGCGCGACAACATGCCGGCCGCCCGGTGGGACGGCGATACTGCGGGGTTACTGATCAATCACTTGGCCGGATGGCAGAACGAGCCTTCCGTCCGGCAAGCGATAAACGGTCTCTTGGCGAATGGCTTGCGTCTGGCCGCTGTAGCTGTAGCCCTGCGAATAGCTTAGGGACGGTTGCTCGGCATAGACCACGGGCGCCGGCTGCTGGATGACGATCGGCTGGGGAGCCGGGACATAGATCGGCTGCGGAGCGTAGAACGACTGGGCGAAGAACGGGGCCGAATAGCCGTAGCGAAAGCTCTGGCTGTAGTACGGCGCAACAAACCGCAAGTCCTGCCGGAATGCGGCGTGATACTGCGGAGCGACAACGACAGCCCCAACGCGCGGGCGAAAGGGCGTGGCTCGGATGCGGACCACTCCACCATGCGCGGCGGCAGTCGATGCCAATCCGGCGACGAGCGAAAGGGCGAGTAGGAAGCGTTTCATTCTTGGTTCTCCTTGGGAGGAAGTTGTAATTCGAGTCCGCCTGGCGGCTTGCCGAAGTTGTTATCCGCTGGTGGCATTGGCGCGGGCGGTGGCTGTTCGTTGCCCAAGCGCGGACGGGCCAAGAGCGAATGCAGGCTGGAAATCACCACCGTCTTTTGCGCCGCCGTGAGGTTGCCGCCGGGTGGCATCTTGCCGCTGATAACCGCCGTGCTGGAGAGTTCAATAGTCGGCTGGTCGATGTCCACCGAACCGTCAAGGATGATGTGCTTTGGCGCGCCCTTCGTCCCGCGGCCGTCGTGGCAGGCAGCGCAGGACATGGCTTGGACGAGCTGCTGCGGGCCTTGCTGTTGGAGTTGTTGGGGCGGTGGCGGCTGCACGATGCGCGGCTGGCCGTTCACAATCTGGACAGAGAACTGCTGCTGTTGCGGCCCGTTATTGGATGAGAGCGCCTGAGCAGCAAGGCTGAACACCTGAGCGTTCGCCTCCCGCCGCGACTGCGCTTCCATGTACGCGAGTTGCTGCGAGCTACGCTCACGCTCGGATTCGATGATGAGCTGCTGATTCACACCGATCTGCTCAAGTGCCCGGACGTTCCGATCCTGGAGCAAGATCGAGTCGTCGCGGTAGCTGGCGGTCTGCACCCCGTACACAGATTGGCCTTGCTGAGAGTAAGGAAAAATGTTGTTAAACAAAAAGTTGGTAGTGTAGTTCGCAGGGGCATAGGCCACGGGCTTGACGTAGTAGCGGCAGTAGTTTCCACGCCGCCCGCAGCGACCGCAGGCGCTCGCCTCACACGCCAACGACGCCACCAACGCGAGAGCAATCACAACAACGCGGACCATACAGAATTCCTTATGCAACGTGCTTCCAGGTTTTGCCTTGCGTAATTTCCCAGACGTATCGTGGCAGCATTTTTGGGTATTTCCTTGCGATGTCACATGGACGCATGCCGGATGCGTGCAGCCGGCGAATCTCCCTCACGTCGCTTTCCGTAAGTTTCGCCATCCATTGCCTTTCGCCCCTTGGCTGAGTTCCGTGCTTGGTCCTGTCATCGCAGTTTTCGATATGTGTTCCCCACGCTACGTTTGTCGCTCGGTTGTTGGCCTTGTTTCCGTCCAGATGCCTGCATTCCATTCCGTCCGGTCGCGGCCCAACAAATGCTTCCAAAACTACGTGGTGAATCTTTCTTCTGAACTGACCTGACTCATTGCATAGGGTGACATCGCGGTACTCTCCACTTGCACACCCGACTAACCGTTTCCATTTGCAGAACGTGATCCCATTCGGTCCTCCGTGGCGACAACTCCAAACCGTTCCGTCGTCGCCAACGGCATATCCCTGAAAACCAACTACCTCCCTAAACTCGACTCCGGGTACATTTGGAATATCCACAGCTCGTTCTCCTAAACGGGTTGCTGGCTAGACCCCGCTGTTCTCGCAGCGGGGTTGTTTCATTTCTTGTATTCCTTTGAGACTCCGTAAGCGGCTGCGGCATACACTCGCAGCCAATCCTTTCGCGGAATCCTTAGCCCTCGCTTCAGGCCCTCGATGGCCGGATCAACGAAGGTCACTGGCTTGCCGTCAATCATCACGTCGATGCGGCGGTTTGGCAGTAATTGATTCAGGACGTGGCGGCCCTCGCCGGCCTTGGAGCGATAGCCCAATTCAAGACAGGCCTGATCCGCCCCGACGTTCGCCTCAGTGATGCTTTTGGCGTACCAAAAATCGTTAAATTGCTTAGAGAAATTCTCGTGAGCCTTCTCAACGACACCCACAGCCCCGCGCACTCCGCTTCCCCGAGTGGCACGAAAGACGGCATCGGCGTAGTCATCGCGAGACTCCTGCAATCCCTGCTGGAATGAGTCTCCGGCGGCATACAGGCCAGCCACGCGGTCAACTGTTGCAAACCTACCGTCCTTGCTAGAAAGGTCGTCGAACAGATCGAGTTCGCCGATGCCGCCGCCAAGAAGAATCGGGACTTCATTACGTACCGCCTGCACGCCTCCAGTTGGCCCGTGACACCTAATGCACGAGGCCATCGGATACAACTGCTTCTCGTGAGGGTCGGGCACACGGTGGTCGCTCACCAGATTCGGCGGCGCGACATCGACCAACTTGCCAGCGCCGTCTGTGAGCAAATATCCGAGCGTGCCGTTGGCGCGATGAAAAATGATTTCCTTGCCGCGGGCTCGATCAACTCCGTCAACAAGGTTGTAAATTGCGTGCCGCGAAGCATCGACATCCTCAGCGAAAATGTCGTAGGTGATGCGAGCCCGGCCGACTGCGCCTTGAACTTGCTCGACAGTTCGCGGCTTGCCGGTGACACCAGATTGGAAAATTGCTGCGCGGTCGTCGCCTTCGACCTTGCGGGAGAGGAAAACGTCTAACCCAACGAGCTTAAAAATCTCTCGCTCGTCAAGCCGGTGGCCATCACGGATAAAGCCGATAGCGTGATAGTAGAGCCCGCCCTCGATCGTACTGCTGAGCCGTCTGAGGAAATCATCAGCCCGCACAAGCGGAGCAAAGCACGAAGTCTCTTGCTCAAGTAAGGTGTACCCCTGCGCGACGTGGGGGGCCGGGATAAATTTCCGCCCATGATAGGTTTTCCCGTCGATGTGAACGTAGGGCTGGCTCGCCACTGACCCACCAAGAGACAGAGGAACTTCGGCGTGAAAGTACGGTTCCTGAATCGCCAGGGCGTTCCAGCAGATCAGCAGCCGACGCAGGTCGTCCGGCTTGGGGGCCAGCTTCCGCAAGTCCCACACGATCATCCGGCCGCCATAGAGAACTTCCGGCAGCACGATCAATGACGACTGATTGCAAGCTGAATTCACCACGAGCGAGTTCGCCTCTACCCAGGTCGAGTCGCCCCACTCTGGAATGGCAATCCATCGCAGGTACGGGATGCTGGCGGGGTCCGTCTGCTGCCGCATCTTCAGGTCGAGCACTGCCCAGGCTACAAAGTCGGTCGTATCAGGGACTCGCGTGTATTCGTAGGGACCGGCCGGGACTGCCGGGGCGCTGATTCGCGGCGCAGGGGCCCACTGCGCAGGATCGAAGCCCGGCAACGGCCGCGAAAGTGAAGGGTCGATTTGGCCGACTAGCGCGACCATCAATAACTCCCACATTGACCGGGCTCCCCGGTGTTCAACTCCCGAACCAACTCCGCACGATCAACGCCACGCTTCCCACAAGCATCAAGGCGAGACTGCCGAAGATGACGAACGCTTCGTAGTCGATGTTCGCGGCGTAGGTTAGGAAGCGTTTCCAGAGGCTCAGCTTGAGTCCCTTCCGGTCCGCCGGTTCGGTCCACAGGCTGTCTTTCGGCGGCGGCAATGTGCAGTCGGCCAGCACGCTGCCGCTGTCAATCTCACCCTCCGGCACTGTCCAGATTTGATCGTTCATTGCCACACCTTGCTCCCGCTCAGAGTGACCTTCTTGCCGCCAAGCTCTGCGGAAATCTCGCACGTAAAGCGGTCGCCCTTGGGCAGCGCTTTCATCGTGCAGACCAGCATTTCGCCTGGCGGCGGCTCTGGTGACGGTGCCAGCTCCGCCGGTCCGAACATCTTCATGGCGATACTCGCCTCATCCGCTTGAGGCTCCCAAATTTGTGGGTTGTACCGCTTGTTCATCAGGTCAGGAGTACCGTCATCGTCCAAGTGCGGGAAGCCAATGATATGGCCCCACTCATGCGCGCCGACGTGGGCCAACCCGATCGTGTTCCTCTCCGGCACGCCGAAGACCTCCACGAACTGCTCCATGTCCAGCCGCATCCGTTGCTGCTTTTGCCCTGTGTAGAGTTCGGCATCGGCAAGAATCCCGAGCGGCCCGTCGATGGTCGTGACCTTCACCAGCACATTGGCCGACGCTTTCGTAACGGCCTGCTTAGGCCGGTGCTTGCATACCTTGGACCACGCGGAGAACGCCGATTGCAGCACAGATTCCGTCTTGCCGTCTGACCAACCGGCAATCCTCCCTTCCAGCCACCACGTCCAATCAGGAGACGGAATGGGGTAGAGCTTGCCGTCTAGGCGAAATTCTTCTTTGACTCCGCAGTAGTGGATTTCCTCTGCGAAGTCACCGGTTGCGCGAGCGATTTGCGGAACAGACCGCCTCGGCTTGCTGGATTTTTTTGCCACGGACTACCCCGCCGGAAAGAGTTTCTTCAGCAGGTCCAGGGCGCCCGTCAGGAAGCCCGCCAACTGCGGGGCCAACTTGAGCAGCGTGAAAATGCCACGCAGCCCGCTGAAGTCAATCACGGCCTGAGACGTTCCGCCTGCGGTCAGGCACTGGGCGATCTGCGATTCCGCAGCGGCCTCTTCCTCGGTCGGCGTCACGAGCTCCAGGCCGCCACTGGCCGCAGCCGGTGCGGGAATCACCTTGGCGGCGATTTGCTTGACCAGCTCCACAAGCTGCATGACCAGCGGCCACACTTCGGCCAGCTTCGGTCCAAACGCGAGCAGGGTCTTCAACAGGTCGATGTACTTCATTTGCACTTCCTCACTTGAAAACAGGATTGGTTCAGTTAACGGGTTGACATACACTTCCCCGCCGTACATCTCGGCGTAGGACTCGGCGAGTGCTTGCGATCGTGCGGGGATCTTGTCGGGGCTGCCTTTGCGGGTGTAGTAGTAGGTCGTCACTGTAAAAACTTCTGGATGGAATCGAACCACCGACAAGTCCTGTCGCTACCAGGACACCACGGGAGCGACCCGCTGCTCTGCCACTGAGCTACAGAAGCCAAATTCACTTCACGTCCTCCAACACGGTCTGCGCCTTGACAATCTCCGCGGCCAGTTCCCGCCCCTGGTCGCTGCCTTCCTTCTCCAGCAGCGCGGCAATCTTCGTGGCCCGCTCGTTATCGAGCCACACGCCGGGGACAGCATCCGCGCCGATCTTCTCGGCTTTCTTCACCGCCTGGTCGTAGCGCAGGTCAACAGCGCCGACGTGCTCGCCGTGGATGATGGCGGGCGCGGCGAACGGCTCGGGGATGATTACCGTGCCGGATTCGGATGGTGGTTTGCGGCGAGACGGCACGGCGAAACCGTTATGGTTTCACCCTGCCGGGCAGGATGCCGCGTCAGAGTGCGAATCGTTTAACCGGCGGCCAAGATGGCGCACCGGAGCAATTGCTAGGGGAATCCTAAACCTTGACGGGGGTTGATGTCAACGCGAAGCCGTGCCAGTACCGCAGTTTCTCGTTCAGCGTCAGTTTGGAATCCTCGTCCAATTGGTCCGTTGCGAATGTCACGCAGATACTTCCGCTGGTCACGTCAATAGCGATGTCCTTGACTTCAGTACCGCCGTCCGTGAATGCGCTAATTTCATCATCCGAGACAACCGAATCCCACAGGCTGTCGCCGACGCGAGGCACGATGGGAAGCCGAACGTTGCGGCTGGCGTAAGCCATGCCGTCCGTTCCTACAAGAAAAACCGGAATGTGCTAGTTCGCAAACCCAAGCGGTTACGGTCGTCGCGAGCGGGCCGCGATGTCCCAGCCAGCAGTGAGCGCGACCAAGCCGCCCATGCCCGCAATGACGTAGCCGAGCACCGATTGGTAGTAGATGCCGTAGGCCACGCCAAACGCGCAAACGACTAGGTTGACGAGCAGCTCCGGCCAGGGCGGCCCGCGCCGGCGAACTTTCGTCATGGCTCACCCCTTCGCCTGATTGCCCCGGTTCGACTTCCCCTTCGCGGCCCGCTTCTTCGCCTTAGCCTTCTTGCTGGGCAGCTTCTTCGGGTCCACCTTCAGGATGCCTGAGACGAAGGCGTCGAAGGGGAGGGGGACGTGGAGGGTCTGTCCAGGTGTCCTAGTCGGTTTCTTCATGGAATCCGGCCTTAAAGGCTGTTCAGTTATCGCCTTCCGTCAAACGGGCGATTATGGTAAAAGACTGGTCTTTTCCTCACCTGTCCCCAAGGATTCCGCCATGACGCCTGAAGCGATTAAAGACCGCGCCAAGCGAATCATCGTGGAGTTGGTTCGCCAAGCCGGCGGTGTATTCTACAACAAGACCAACCTTTACAAGGCGTTCTGGCGGGCGCATCTCGCCTACGCCGAAACCAATCCCGGCTATCTATCCGCTTGGCCCATCGTGAAGATGCCGGAGGGGCCGGGGATCGACCGATTCAACCGCCTCTGCGGCGAGATGCTGGAGGACGGTTGGCTGGACCTCCGCGAGCAGCAATCCGGTCCTCACACGGGAATGGTCTTTGACTTGGGCGAAACTCCGCCCCCCTGTGCGCTGGACAAGAACGCCGTGGCGGCAATCAGGGCTGGAGTAGCAGTAGCCGGCAAGTGGGCCGCCACCGTGAGCGATGAATCCCACCGCGATTCGCGAGCGTGGAACCAGGCGGCAATGGGCAAGGAGCTGGACGTTTACAGCGACTTGCTATCCAACGAAGAACTGGCCGAATTGGACAAGGGCCTAGAGTCGCTTGCTGCGGCGGCAGGATATGCACTATCGGATCGAACGAAAATGAGCGTCAACCCAGTGGGTTAGCTCGGTTTCGGTCTTGTACTCGATCTGCTCAAGTTCCTTCAGCGCACGCAGGTCGCCGTCGCTGAGATCCCGCCGCGCAGATCGAATTGACAGGTAGCGAACGACGCCCAGATAGAGACCTAACTGCAGCCCGGAGTACAAATACTCCGAGAAGTATCGAGTCATAAAGGCGATGGCCAGTTCCCTTGGACCGGCGCAGTGCAGCGAGTCGGTCGCCATGAATTCATCGAAGTCATGCACCACGCGAAAGCGGCGAGGATCGCCGTTCGTGCGGGTAATAGCGTGGTCGATGATCGTGCGAAACTGAATCCGAAAATCCGCCGATGGAACGTGCATCTTCGCTTGTCCTCGCTACAATGTAAGTGCGGCGGACGGGACTCGAACCCGTATGAGGGCCTTGCTAAGGGGACCACTCGCCCGATCCCAAATCGGGTGCGGCTACCAGTTTCGCCACCGCCGCGCTTTCTCATTCACAACGTGCATCCTGTTGCACTTCTTCTTGGTGCGGGTCGCGGCGGCCTAGCCGCGGCCCCACCAACGGGCCAACTAGACGGATTGTAGGGCCTTCCACCACCCAATTCAATGGCCGTCCTGATATCTGTCGGCCGGACCACGCCGCGGATGAACTCCGGCCGGCTCTTGACCTCCCACGTGGTGCTGATAAAGTTTATCAGTGGAGTTGACATGAATCCGTGTTAGGAGAGTGACCATGCCCAGAAATGATCCTGAACTCCCGGTGGCGCAAGCTGGTAGCCGACGCAAGCGGAGTCCGATGTACCCCTCTCTCACGCTTGAGCAGGCCCTGCAACGCGCTGAAGTGCTTCACGACAAGTGCGGCGAACACACCTCAACGCTTGAAGAGGCGGCGGTGGCTTGGGGGCAAAGCCCGACGAGCAGTGGCGTGCTACAGGCGGTTTCCGCCTTGAAACAGTACGGATTGCTGGCGGATGAGGGAAGCCGCGAAGATCGCCTTGTCCGCCTGACCGATGCGGCCCTGGACATTCTGATCCATGAGCCTGGATCGGCAGAGAGGCGTCGGCTCATTCAAGAAGCTGCTCTCACCCCGAAATTGCACCGGGAACTATGGGACAAATTCGGAGGCTCCCTGCCACCAAACGACGGGCCGCTTCGCCTTTACCTATTGCGACAGCGTGAGGAAAGCACATTTAACCATGCCCATGTGGACAGTTTTATCAGCGATTTCCGCGAGACGATAGCCTTTGCGAAGCTGGTGCCGATGTCTATAATCGCGATGGCAGATGACAGCGAGTCCGAGAGTAGCGAGTCGAGCGGTTCCATGAGCCTATCGTCAGAGAGTTCCAGCGTCAGCAGTGTAAGTAGCGCTGGCAGTTTTAGCAGTTCCACCCGTAATTTGCCGACGAATCCTGCTGGGAAGCAGGCTGGGCAAGTATTGCGAATCCCCGTGACGCTGCCGACCCTAAAGGTAGCCTGGCTCGAAGTTCCCGAGCGGATGACTGAGGCGGAATTCAGCACGCTTCGTGATGCACTGAACCTGTTTCATGATGCCCTTGTAGTGTCGCCGCAGGTGCCCGCTGATCCGCAGCAGCCGGGGCCGGCTGCTACTTAGCTGATTGGCCGCCTTCCTGGCCGTTCCGCTCGCCTACTGGCACATAGTTCGATGTCGAACATAACTACTTTGCCTTCGCAGGTGGTTGAATAACGGTCAACCCGTCCGGGTGCAAAATGACGACGGTAATTTTAGCCCCGTCCTCTCTGGTCTGAACAGTGAGCGGACCCGAGCACGTCTCGAATGTGACCGGCCGATCCTTGAGCTGACTGGCGGAGTGGTTTCGCAGCTTACGCGCTTTCGCTGACTCGTCCTTGCGGCTCATGGCGGTTCCTTCCTGGGTGCGGTCAGTGGGCGTTCATGGACGTAGCTTTGTTCTCTGTGATTTCCACGCCTGTTCGTCTCTCAACTTCGCGCGGGTCGCCGCCGCACTCCCTGACGAGAGATTCCTGGTATCCCCAGCCGACCCGAGAGTTCGCTTCGTTCACTGGATTCCACGGCCAGCCGTTGATTGTGACTTCATCGTTTCCGGCCATCACTCCACTCCTACGTCGTTGGGGGTTGGGTCAATTCCGGCAGTCTCGCCACGACAGCACAATCGCAATGCAGCACCCGATCAGCGCACCGATCAATGCGGCCGCTTGCCCGAACAGACCGCCAATGCCGCAACCAAGGGCGTATGCCCCGACGATTGTGCAAAAGACTTCACTGGCTTTCATCGCTTCCCTCGCTTCGGGCGGGCGGCGCGGACCAAGCGGCGGTAGTCGGCTTCGCGGATGACGACGACGCGGCACAACTCGCCTCTGATATGCGGGCGGCCACCGCCTCGGGGGATTCTTGGCGGCGAGCCATTCCCGATGAGTCCGAACATCCGGCCATCGCGAACCTCGCCCCACGCACGCACCGCTTCGACCTTACGCTTCATGGGTTGGGCCTTTCGTTGTGAGGGCGGCTAAATGTGGCGCACCGGCACAACGACCAGACGACGTAGTTTCCGTCTAGCCTCGCGTCTCGCTCGCCGCACTTCGGGCAGATTTCGTGGATGGTTCGCTTGATGCTCATGCGTTCCTTTCGATTTGACAAGCTCGCAGAGGAAAGCGACAGCGGCTTCGCGGGAGGGCCAGTAGTGCTCATCGCCGAGGTCTGGGTTGTCGTCCCACAGCTCGGTTACGCGATTCGCCGCACCCGCCCTACCATCGGTGATCCACCACTGGCCATCGCGACCGGAAAACAGGCTTGGCTCAATCCAGTACCGCCTGCCCTTCCACTCTTTCATCATCGCGTCAATTTCCCTGCTGGCGGCAATCTCAATATCGAGCATTTCGACCACACTGATTCCTCGCCGCATAGACTCGCTCTCCAGGTACTGCACCCATCGACGATCTGGTAGCGGCGTTGACCCTGCCTGCTCCGCTGGCGGCGCGGCGGCTGGGGATTCCAGGGCCAGTAGCGCTTCAATAGTGTCGCTGTCCGTGATTGGCGGAACTGTGGCTAGAAACTCTGCGCCGGTCAGCGTGGCGGCTGGGGTGGCGAGAGCGGCGCGAAGCTCACGAGCGCATCGCCTCAGACCAGTCGCTCGGTCCCATCGGTGGCTGCATTCCTGCGGCGGAAGGTTTACTGTGGACTTGTCTATCGAGTCCGCTTCGGACTCCCACGCTTCAATCAGCCGCTCCGCTGCGGCCTGGGGGTTCTCAGTCATGGGCGGTTCTCCGTGATCCTGATTCGCTGCTCGTGATCGACGATGATGCTTTCGTGTTGTTGCTGGACGGCTGACGTTAGGCGGCTCTCGGCCTCCCGGTCACGATACGCAGAGGCGATCCTGGCCCCCCGCCATCGCGTCGAGCTGGGCGCGGGCGGCGGTGAGCTGGGATTCGGCGGACTCGGCACGGCGGCGAAGGATTTGCACTCGCTGCGTCACAGTCAGCGGTACGCCCCCTTTGGCATGACCGACTTCGCGCCAAGTCTCGATGCCGGCCACCGTTAGGATGTTCGCTGCGTCGCTCCACTCTGTTTCAAGGTATTCCAGATTGCTCTCGGCGTGCTTTCGCTCTGCCACCGCCGCATCCCGCTCCGCCTTGAGGCGGTCCCGCTGCCGCACCAGCTCCCTGACCGACTCGGCATAGTTGCCGTCCTCGCGGATAGCCAGCACGTCGCCAGCGTCGGCGAGTGCGCCTTGGATGCTGGAGAGGGTGGAGGCTAGGCGGTTGCGATCGGCCTCGGCTGCCGCGAGTTGCTTCAGGCGGGCTTCGAGTTCCTTGATACACCTAGCGCCTTCAATGCTCAGTTTGTCGGATCGCCTCACAAGGTCGCCGGCAATCTTGATTGGTTCGCGTGGCGGCTCGGGCTTTCGGTCGTAGCAGGCGGTGCTCACTATGCGTCTCCAGGTTGCTAAAGTGGGGAAAGTTTCGCGGGCTGTTGGCTCGCGTACAGCGCGGCTGCAAGCGCTGATAACTCGTGTTCGGTGAATCCCGCCAGCGGGCTCGGCACGCGGATCTGCCTTGCCCCGGAACACCGCGGGCATTTCTTGGGTCCTCGCACGCCTGGCACTTGGCCAGTGGCCTGGCACTCCGCGCAGGACTCGTGCCGCGTATCGCCGAATTGATTCTTCAGCGCTATTTTCACGCCGACATTCGTACCACCGTTGCCAGTCAGCCACAGGCTCACGTCGCGCTCTTCGACCTCGCGGACATCGCGGCCGTTGGCAATCGCGGCTTCAAGCAAACGGCCAGCCCAGAAAATCGTGTTACGCAAGTCGGGCCCGAGCGGTCGATCCTGCGCCTGCGGAGATTCGATCACTACGCGATAGTCATGCGTTCTCTTGTCGTCCAGATAGAGC